TGTCAAATTCAAACCATCCAAAGTCAAGTATTACTCCGTAATCATAAAATCCCCTGTCAGACCACTTTCTGACATAATACATTAACTGCTTATATGAGAATCCAAGACTTTCAAAAATATTCCCAATAGCTCTTATTCTCAATTCTCGATTGCTTGAAGGCAATTTTCTTTTCTGCTCATTCACGCAAGCTCTAAAAAATATTTTTTCTAATGGTTTCATTATTACACCAGCTTTCTACCACAGATAGGGCAAAACGCAATATTTATCGCTCCTGCGCCGTATTCTCCGGCACTATTCGTAAAAACAAGCGCGTGTTTGTCTGCAATTTTCCGAATTTCTATTTTATTACCGGACGGTACTTTTCCGTTTTTATCCAGAGTAAGGAAATCCCAATCCGGTATTCCGATTCCTATGTCTTTGCAAAAATCACACATTCTTACGCCCCCAATCATAGCAAAAATCGGAATCCTCGTGAGATTCCGTGTCTTTCGTTTGATATAAATATTCCAAAATGTTTTTTATCATCGAATAGCGACACAGGGAATCGAACCCTGTCAGCCAAAACCATGCCAACAGCTTTCAAATCTGCAATTTCTAATCACTGAGGGGTTTTCTGTTGCCAATAATGTCGCTATCATCCATAAGTCTCCCATCGACCGGAACTATTGCAGTAGCACCCGACTAAGTGGAGATAAGGAATTGATATGGCGAGGATTCGAACCTCGCAGAAAAGATTTATTTTCTCATAATGTCCCTGAGAAATACTTTCTCTGTATTGCATTTTGCAATAGACATTTCATAGCGTTTACCCATTCCGCCACACATCAACGCCCTATTTCGGGCAAGCGCAGTGTGTAGGACTCGAACCTACAAGGCGAACAAACGCCCGACCGGATAGCAACCGGCTCCAATTCCATTATGGGAACACTGCCAAATAACCGAGGTAATCATGTTTAAATGATCGGTACGAGATTTGAACTCGTGTTGCCACCGTGAAAGGGTGGTGTCTTACCGCTCGACTAACCGATCAAAACCGCCACAAGACGGTTAGCAATATGTTTTACGTGCTATGCATGGCACTATCCTGTTTTGTTTTAACGATGATTCAGCAGGAATACCCATCGTTGTTACTACTTAACGAAGTCTTAATGCTTCCATTTCGAGGTCTTGATGCCTCTGCGCCACATTATAATTGCCCGTGGTATCATACAGCCAAAACATAGACCATCTGCAAGCAAACAGCATAATTTGACCGAATAGGTGGGTGAGGATTTGCACCTCACATAAACCGTGCACTGTTCACATTGGAGGGAATCGAACCCATAGGACTTCAACCATGAGTTTTTAATCTTTGTCCTGTCTCTTCCATCTGCGCGTCTACCTATTCCGCCACCACCTAATTTCATGGCTCATGCACCGTTGGATAGATGCATGATAGAATACCACCGGACGGTCTCGCACCGTCCTTAACAGAATCGTCCTAGTGGCGAAAGGAGGAACCCAAATGCTTGAATCACTCAACCAAGGGTTCAAGTACGTATGGAAAACATACGTGGCTACATGAAACGTCAGCATGCAACCAATTAGGCTACCGGGATTCGAACCCGGGAATACAGGAATCAAAATCCTGTGCCTTACCGTTTGGCGATAGCCCATCATTTCCAAATGACCATAATATTCATTGCAAAGGTCGCGTATGAAAGCAAATACCCCATTGCGTTTGAATTGTCTCTCTCTTTTATCTGTGCTCTCATAAGTCCCAGTATTACGAGGGCATCTATCGCTGTTGCAATAACTTTCAAAGCCATATCAATATCTCCCATCCTCAAAACTGTGTTCCTGTTTGAATCGTTCCATTTCATTTACGCTCATACCGAAAAGTCCAGCAGATTCATCAGAATTCGTATGTTTGAAATACTCGCCCTGCTGTGGAAACATAAACCGGAACATGGCATAGTTTGCAACATCACACAGGTATTCAAGGTTTCCGGTCTCTTCAAACTTGGCAAGGCACATTTTCAAACTTTCGATTGCATCAACATTTCCGGAGGAAAAGTTCATTCTTGCCGGTCCGTATTTGTAATACGACTGTTCAATCAAACCTTTGCGCTTTTCATCAAAAGCTGTGGAATACTCGGTTTTCATCAACTCATTGCTGCAGCTTGCCATTAAACATCACTTTCCGCTCTGTGGTTTGCTCTTTCAATGTCAAACCCTTCCGGATAACGTGCCTTAAGTTTGTCTACATTCATCTGCATGATCTCATCAAGGCTCCAGCCGAAGGATTCGCAAAGCATTGCAAGATACCAGCAAACATCTCCAGCTTCTTTCTTTGCGTGGTCAATATCAAGCTGTTTCTCATGGAAAATCCACTTTTTAATCATGTCGTTGAACTCTCCAACCTCGCCGGATAATCCAAGGCAAGCATTAAAGATGCCACCAAGATCGTAATTTTGTACTTCGGATGCGATATTGTTCTTTTTGCAAAATTTAAGCAAATCGAGTTTATCCGAAATTCTTTCTGTCGCCTTGTGGTTTTTCGTCCGCATGGCTAATTTCTGGTACTCATTTCCGGTCATATGTCATTCTCCTGTCCGAAACACTCTTTTTTGTTTTTAAAAATTTTTTGGAAATGTAGTTGCGATTCGCAACGTGAAAGTGAATTGTTATAAATTTATTATAGCCTATTTACGATGAAAGTCAATGGGTGTTGTAAGTGGCTTTTTATTTTTTGAGGTATTTAAGGGACTTAGTAGCCGCCCGGTGGTCTTTCTGTCAGACCCCCTCCCCATCCTTTTTCTGAAAACATGGAAATATAAAATATTTTCCGTTTCGTTTTGTTGTCATTGTGTGAAAATCAAATTGTTTTAATACAATTCACGTCATACCCTTGTAACTATTCGCAAAACCTAACTTTTCCGAATAGTTCACGAATAGTTAAAACGCTACACCCCTTGATATTACTGCATTTGCGAATTGTAGAATAATCACACACAATTTAAACCGTGTTATTTGCCACTGCATCTGTGAATTGTGTATCAATTGCGTGCAATTCTTGGCTCTTTTTCTCGTCCAGCCTTGGCAGTTCCTGCGCTGTGATTGCCCTTCTTTGGGTGGCATTATCGCCAATTCCTGGCTGATTCATGCCAAATTCGTTGTTGCCCACGAACATAGTACCCACTGGGCTGTTGGAGTCGTACGCACGATCAAGGATGCAATCCTTGCGTGATCGCTGCAATTTTTGCCAAATCTTAAAAGCCAACGAACTTGATTCCTCGTCTTTCCACAGGTCAAACGTTGTAGTAGGTATATTACAAAAATAACTAAATGCCACTGTACTTACCAACTTGCTGTATACATTGGATATATATATATAATAATCACAAAGCTTATATAATACCTCTCTATCATACCTGTTACAGTTAGTCGGTATAGTTGCATTACCAAGAGGTTTTAGACTCTTGTCTTTTAGTACCGATGTATCCGGGAATAAATGCATACCAACATACTGCATAACAGCTTTCCATTGTCTCTGTCCAGCTTTTAACAAATCTTCGATGTGAAATTCTATACAAGCGTTGTCTATTAAATCGTGTACAGTTGATGTGTATATCTGTACTGTACCTAGATCCACTATAAGGGTTGTAAGATCTACATTCTCTACACTCTTTACATCCTGCATATATTCACACCTCCAATCCGTTTTATTCCTCTCTGCTTTTGGTATACACTATTTCCGGGTTTAAAGTCAAGCCTTAATTTTTTTACGGTGGTATTATATACTTACACCGCGCGCATATGCGGATATACACTTACTCTACATCTATAGGCTTTAGATACAGTATATTATTATTAATTTAAAAGATTAAGAAAAAGAGAGAGAAAGAGAAACATAGTTCTGAAAAGGCGACGTCAGGCGATTGTGTCGTGTTATGTCAGACGATTTTTTGTAAAAACTGATACTATTCTATCATTTTTGAACTTGTCAAAGACCTAATACACCTAGCCTTGTTTATAAAAAATTAAGAAAAGTTTTATAGTTTGTTTACGGTTTTTCGGAGATTTTGTAAGATATGACCGGACACGTTGTTTATTTTTTGGATATGGTAAAAAGAAAAAGACAGCCGGAAAAGCTGCCCTTGTTTGAAAATATCTACTTGCATTTTGTCCGATCTGATGATAGACTATGAATATGTCGCACGGCATGGATGCATGCCGTTGTGGTTCCACCAGCGATTCCGGTGGACAGGGATTGAAACAATTATATTCTCAGTGATGAAAATGAGTGGGTCAGATTCTTAATCTTTCCCACTCGATTTCTTTTAATGTTTGCCGATTGTCTGTATAATACAGCCAAAATCTCCAGCGCGATATATATTTATCTCCTGTGCATTAACCCGGTATGTCAATTCGTCATCATCATAAATCTTGAGCCAGTGCTTAAAATCAGCAACTTTTTTATAATGTGCACCTATCTCCGCGTCCTCGTCAACGACGTACGCCATGTAGCTTCCATCTTCGCCAAAATCAAGAGTGCTTGTTTTCAATCCGTTTTCATCGCATCCGACAAGTATTAATGCCGCAATATCGCTTGACCCTATAAACCTTTTCTCGTATTCTTTGTAGTTCTTCATTTTATGTTTTCCTCTCTTTCTTGTCTGGTTAATATAAATGTTGTTAAAATATTTTCTTGACTTTTGAATTATTACATGTTATTCTAAATCACGTAAGTTTTGGAAGATTAGGTTTAGTACCTTCAAATTTACGTGACTGTTGCCGGTGGATAATCCACCGGCATTTTTAAAACTTGTATTTGCCGGTTTCATCAAAATCAGATTCCTCAATTTCAACAATCTGATTTTCGGTTTCGCGCATAAATTTTTGATAATACGCTTCTCCGTTCCGGGAAAGTATTAATTCATACAGTTCCCTGTCAGATAATTTCTTTCCATCCAGAAAATCATCTACTTTTTCGTAATCAAGTTCGCCACTCTCGTCTTTAAAACCGGCATCATCAAATGATTTCCCGTATTTTTCCAAGAGTGCCGTATCATAAAGGGGGAAATCTGGATCGCTAATTATTCCTCTTCCGTCCAGCGCATCGAAAAGCTCCTTGAAACTTTCCGCTTCCTGCTCATATTCCACGAGTCCATTCACACTTGTTGCCTTCCATCTAATCATGTTCCGTTCTCCTTCCCTTATTTGCAAGTTACGTCAACCCAGCAGTGGTACTGACCACACGGCAATCTATCTTGCCAATCCGAAAAATTTCGGTTGTGCGGGCAGTCAGAACAACAGTGGCTGTTCTCCGGATTGCAATCAAAATCTTTGACAGCTTCGTTCTTGGCAACGTCCGGCTGGTTCAGCCGTTCTTCCGTTACCCAGCCAAGCCCCGCGTAAAAATACACGGTTATTCCGTTTTCCTGCTTGCTTTTCAAACCCTCTAATTTCAACATCCGTACTCCTTTCGGTGCTCTATTTCTTTGATCTGTCTATACTATAACATTTTGTGCCTTATATGTCAACAGTTTTTTGTGCCTTATTTTAAAATTTTTTCGTCATGCTCCAGCTTTTCCGCGACTGCAAGTTTAATAAAGTCGTTTGCGCTCTTGTACCCAAGCTTTTCTATGCGATCCTTTGTGCCTTTTGCAAATCTGCAATTAACACGCTCAAACTTATCATCATATCTATAGATTGCGCGCCTTGTTGCTTCTGTTGTCTTACGTTCCATGCTCTGCACCTCTCTTTCTATGTTTGTTACCATTATAGCATTTGTGCCTTATATGTCAAGGGAAAGTTTTCTTTCCTTATATAATGTTTCATGCGATTTTGTGCCTTATACATATTTCACAAGTAAAATTATGTTTTGTGCCTTATATTTTGTATATTATGCCTATTGCTTTTGTGCCTTATATTTACTATAATACAAGTATCAAATGAAGCACAGAAAACAAAAAAGGCGGTCACTCCTACCAAGAACGAACCGCCACCAATCAAAAAAAGAAAGGTAGCTATATTATAGCACAGGTAAAAAGAAATGAGAAGAACAAATAGCAAGGAAGTAAAAGCAGCAGTTAGAAATTATTTAACAGAGGTCGCACAGAGTGAAGATCTTAACACGATCAAGGACATTAAGGAGAAATTTATAAATGAATACGGCTGGGCAGTCGCAAGACTTGGAGAGCGCAACGCTTGTATTGAATGGCTTAGAGGTTTAGGCGTTGGCGTTGCATATAGTTATTATGATATTATCCGGCTTATGGCTGAATGGTTAGACGAAAGCACAGAAGAAGCCGAAAAATGGCTTGATAAACGCGGCGATGGTCTTTATTGGGACTTATTAGCAAGGGAGATTTTAGCAAGCAAATAATTAGCAAGGTTGGCGTTTCCGGGGTTCGATTCCCCGGCTTGCTTTTACCCGGAGCAACCGGAAAAATTTAGAATATGGAGGACTTGAAACCATGAAAAGAACGCTATACGAATTATTTATGGAATGTGATTGGAACGCCTGCCGTGTACCGTGGAGAATATACGGCGAAAACAATAAATTGATCTGCGCAAATTACGGCGCAGAAACCGGGAATGAATTTGACGATATGCAAGTAAAAAGCTACTCATACAACAAAAACAAGAATTATGTACGAGTTTATGTAAAGTAACCAACCGCCGCAGAGGATGCGCGCCGGATCACTACCGGCGGCGGTTTTATGAAATTGAAAAGGAGAAATAAAAAATGAATGAAAATAACTATGTTTTGCACGCAAAAAACGGCGTTGTGCTTGTGACAGAATCGCAAGCAATTAACAACGCGCTAGATCAAGAAAAAAGTGGCGTTATTCCGCGTTACTCATTCCTGGATTATAAAACCGGTGAAAACCTCACACCGCCCGGATGGCTCGTGTGGTCAACTTTTGCGGACGGATGCGGCGTTGTGTACCGCAGATCTGACGGAAAAATGATCGTAACAACAGGATTTCAAGGGGATTTTGTTGTAATTTAAGGCGGTACCATTCCGCCTTTTTCGCGTGCTTGGTGCATCCGTTCCGGTTCGATTCCGGGAGCGCGGACTACATGGAAATCGGTTTCCATGCGCAAATTGACAAATAAACACAATATAAGGAGGTGGGAAAGATGGGAAAATATGAGTATATAGGAAAAAGGGAAATCATGCGCCGGGTGTCTAACCTTGGTTATCTGGAAATATCCGGCAAAACGTGCGGCTACTCGAAGTTCGAGGGTGTGGAATGGGTGGAGTCTGCAAAAACCAAAATAACCGTCCAACGTGGCGGTGACTGGATGCAGATCACGCAAAGACCGGAAAACATAACACACACTTACAGCCGGTACGACGGGAAAAACTATCTTGACAAGTGGTAAAATGCGGTCTATGCTAGACTATAACTACAGCCGGGCAAGCGTCTTCTGGCGTTTGCCTGTGATCGGCTATAACATCAAATATCATCAATGAATTATCTATATATGGCATAACATATAGTGTATTTGTGCTATTTGCGGAATATCGCAGATAATTGCACGTTTGTTACACGTTTTTGGGAATCCGTAAAAATGGAATCTTGACCCCAAAACGCTACCCCAGGGGGGTACAAAAAAATTACGAAATATTTTTTGGGGCGCGGAAAAAATTTTCTTTCGTAAAAATCAAAGACCGCGCCGCATAATCACTTTTGCTCAACTCTTCTATCAGCCTTTCCCTAGTCATTTCCGGATTCGTCCGGTGCACGTACTGTAAGAGTTCTGAAATTTTATCCATTATGCAACAACCTCCATAAGTTCAATCAATAGTCTGTCTGCTATTTCAAATACTTCTCTTCCATATGTAGCCAAGAAATCTGCTACAATTTCCTCTGTATCAATATCCATGTATACGTTATACGAAAGACAGAACGCATGACATAATTCGTGGCGTAGTACACGGTCAAGGAACCTTCCGCGTAGATCATTCGCAAGATATATCGTTTTCGTGTCCCTGTCGGTCATGCCTACTGTTCTGCTTCCGTCACTTCTCTGTAGCATATCGCTGTAACGCGATACTTTGACCAAATTCCACATTTCATTGTTTATCGTGAACAATTTACCACCTCGCAAACAAAGAGGGCAAAATGCCCTCTCTATTACATTTTCGTGACAAGCGTAGTCAGCTTTGTCTTGGTTAACTGCTTCTCTTCTGGAGACATACCGGAAAACAGTTCGGTCACATCTTCAGAAAGAGATTTCATGTACTTTTCGAGTTCTTTCATCTTTGCGTCCTTATCTTCCGGTGAATTTCCGTTATGCATTTCCTTTGTCTCCATGTAACTTCTCCGGCTCATACCGGCTCTGCCCTCTCTTGCATCGTGAGTACCGGTACTCATGCCGTTATTTCCGCTCATAGGATCTGAATAATACATCTTCCCCATACTCATTCGGTCAAGGTCTCTCATTCGGTCGTATTCCGGCATTCTCTCCCATTCGTGGTAATCTTCCGGCATCTGATGGTAATATGGCGGTTCTGCATATCCTCTGCGTGTTCCACGCCCTTTCGGTGCGAATCTTCCGTTTGAGTACCGGTACTCATTGTAGTATCTTCTTTCCGGATAATCCTCGTACTGTTCAAGCATACGCATAATATCCTCGTTATTTTCAGACTTTTTCATCGCTTCAACAATGTTATAGTCTTTGTCAAAGCATACGATGTTCTTTGCAATTTCCGTCCAATCCTTGAGATCATCAAGGTTTTGTCCTTCAAAATTCTCGATTCCGATTCCGTCAACGTGGGCTTTCACGCAATCCATAATCTGTTTCGCAAACTTATGCATAATATCAAGCCTCCCTTACTGCAATCAAATTACTGTTCTGAACCTCGATAGCCTGTGTGGACGTATTCTGCACGGCTACGGTACTGCAACAACCGCATGGCACATCAACATATGCTTGTGCTGATACATTAAAGAAATTCTCAACTGCCGCAGGGGTCACGATCATCTTTGTTGACTGTAAAGGCTCTCCGTCTACTGCAATGGCAAGCGAAATCTCTCCAACTGTGCCGCCTGTCGGAATCTGAATGTTGCCGGAATACGATACCAAAAATCTAGCCTTGCACTGATTGGTGATACCTCTTAGCTTGATAATTCCACTTCCCTGTCTGTGTACGATACATTTTGTTCCGTTCACTGCTGTTTCTGTGAACGCAACATCTTCTCCAGCAGCAACGGTTTGTAATGCAATTCCTGTTACTTCCATTATTTTTACCTCTCTTTCACAAAAATAAGGGCAAACATTATAGTCTGCCCTTTGATTATAAGTAATACTGCATAGCAGACATGATTGAGTTAAACTCAATTAAGATACTCAATTATTTAGTTTTAGCAGCCACATCCTGTGTTGCATCCGCATCCATATGCATAAGCATTTGGGTTAGGTACAACATATGCCGGGATAGCAGACGGATTTACTGCATTGATAATCTGCTGTGTCTGAGCTGCCATCTGAGTTGTAAGTAATGCACTCTGACGATCCTGTGAAGCCGCTCTGCGAAGGTCGTTATTTTCTGCCTGTAAGCTAGAAATTTTCTCATTGCAAAGATAATCAAGAATAGCGCGTGTTCCTGCATTCTGACTGTCGATAATGTCTCTTGTGTTGCTGTTCATGGTGTTCTGCAATGCGCAAGTGTTAGTTGCCATGTTGTAGTTTACGCCTTGGATAGCTTCTCTTGTTTCACAGCAACAGTTAGCAAGCTGTGACTGTAATGCGTTTGTGTTCTGCATATTAGCGACTGTATCAGCATTGATAGCTTGCTGAATGCCGAATCCGGTCTGCAAAATGTTTGTGTTGATGCCGTTCATGCCGGTTTGCACTGCATAGAATCCGTCACAAAGTCCGTTTGTAATTCCGTCAAGTTTTGACACAACCGCCTGATTATCAAATCCGCGCTGAATTTCGCTTCCGACACCACCATTCATTCCGTTTCCTCCGAATCCGTTACCGAATCCACCCCATCCGAAGATAGCGAAGATAACGATAATGAACCATAACCATGAGCCTTCTGCGCCCCATCCGTTGTTATTTCCGTTTCCGTCAATGTTCGCGACAAGCGGAACGGATGCACAATTACCTGTGTTAAACATAGAATTTACCTCCATAATTCATTTTTTATATACATAATCTTGCAAGAATTAGTATCACATTCCTAATTGGCTTTTAAACGACTCAAAAGCCTTATCTGCGTCAATTCCCTTTTCTTTGCACAAATTCCTAGCCATCTGTTCGATGCCCTTGGAATCTCCCTTCTGCGCCATTTGCATAGCATTGCGCGCCATAGGGTTGCTCATTACGCTGTTATTCCCCATCATTTGTTGCAAAAACTGCTGTGGGTTTCTCATTCCCTGTAACATCTGCATAGGATTCATTAAGACTCACTCTCCTTTTGTGTTCGTGAAGGTTTTCTTTGCGTTTGCGAAGATAACTTATCTTCCAACTCTTCCATCTTTCCAAACAAACAATCTAATTTGTCAGTAATAGCCTTTGTCGCATCATCAGATAGCCCTATTTCGATTCTTTTATCATCACTCGAAGAATCTGCCATCTGCTCGTTGAAAGGCTTGTAAACGGTCTTTCTGATTGTTCCATTGGCATCCCATTGTTTTGCTACGATTGCGCTCATGTCCTGCATCGGGAAAAACGCAACGCTTCCATCCATAGGCACATCATTCGCCATGATTGCCGACTCCGACTGCACCACTTTTCCTTGGATTCCAAGAAACTGCGGTTGCATCTGCGGAATCTGTGGCTCTGGCTGTTGAAACCTCTGCATTGGGTTGTACTGATATGCGGCATAGCTTGGGTTTGGGTTAAATGCCATATTCTGATTTTGCATCTGATACATTCTCTTCCTCCAATACTTCCTTGATTGCGTGAATCATAGCTGACTGATACACAAGCGGAACCTTTGAAACATCTTCTCTTGTTAAGATTTTTTCAAGAATTTCATCCGTAAATAACATTCCGCATCCCTCCTATGCTTATATTTTTGCATAAAAAAATACGGTTCTTCCGCAAAAAATAAGCAGAAAAACCGCATAAAAAAAGACGCTCAATGCGTCCAAACTTCCATAGTAATCATATTCAATTAACTTTTAGCACTTGTACAAGAAACTCCTTTCTTTAGTATAATCAAGGCTTCCGAGCCTTTTTTGATTACCTTTTGATTACTTTTTGATTACTCTCTTTCCCCTAATCTATAGAAAACCTTGATTTTATGCGGTTTTCTGAAAGCCAATAAGGGGACTCGAACCCTTGCACAAAGCATCAACTTTTCAGTGTTTATGCGGCTTGTAGCGTTTTTACTTTGATTACTTTTGATTACTTTTTTCAAAATAGTAATCAAACGACTAACTTGTTCGTGCTTTGAAGTCTGGTATACTACTTAAAATATCTGACTTTTTCTCGATAGATCTGCGGTTTCTGTGGTAATGTTCCTCTGTAGTTCCTAGGCTTGCGTGCCCCATCTGACCAAGGATCAACCGCTCGTCAATATTGTTGTCAAGAAGGATGGTTCCGTATGTCTTTCGGATCTTATGTGGAGACTTTCGATAGATTCCTAACTTATCGCACAATCTCTGTAATCGCATTCTTACACAATTCGCATTCAAGCGCTCTCCATTTTCTTTAATGAACACAAATTCTTCAAATGGATTCGTTTTTCTGATCCTATCACACAACCACTCGTAGTCCTTTGGGATGATAATTGTTCTCGCCCCAGCTCTCGTCTTTGGGAAATCCTTTATCGCAACCGTATATTTTGCATCATCCTCTCCACGATACCTTGTTTCGGTTCGCCGAACCTTGACCGTATTACCGTCAAAATCATCATGTTTTAGGCACACAACCTCTCCGATTCTCATTCCGGTCACGAACATTAGAAGTATTGCTATGTTTGATAAATCAAGGTTGCATTCCAAATATTTAATCATAATATCAGTTTCATTCTCGTCAAAAACCTCTTCGTAATCTTCCTTGATCGTTCGTTTGAAATCGGAATCAGATGTATCAAGCTCCTCAAACAATTCTTCAACATTAAAATCAATCAACTTCCGCTTTTTGGCTCGTTTCAGAAACCCTTTGGTTATCCCTTTTAGTCCGGAAAACGCCTTTGCCGTCAAGTTAAACTTCGGAATCTGTTCTTCTAGGAAATCTCCCCATTCATCTTCCGATATTGATTTTATGTGACTTTTACCCATTTGTTTAAAGTGCCTTTGATAAAAGTTTCGATTCCTTTGGTGCGTTGCATTTCCAATCTTGTTCAGTGCCAACCGCCTGTCGTTCCACTCTTCAAACACTTCATCAATGGTTGGATTTTCTTCTTGAATCTGTAAATAATCGATAACCTCATTTTCAATATCGACCCTATCTTTTTTCTTAAGTAGCTTTCTCCCTTTCTCCTTGCATGGAATATAGGTTCTCCAATACCCATCTTTCCCTTCCCATATATCATATGGGTGTTTCTTTAGTATCTTTTCTCTTTTGTTCATTTCAACTTGTTCTTGCACAAGTGCTATGTCGAGGATACCACTATCAACGGCATATTTCAACAGTTCTTTTTCATCCAATCAAATACCCCCGTTCTTTCTATTTTATCTTTGATATCTCTCACTCTGTACTCTATCGTTCTTAGTGATAGATTTTCTTTTGTGGATATTTGCTTTTGTGAAAAACCACGGCAGAGAAGAGAGAAAATCCTCTCCTCTTCTTCCGTGAAATTGGCATTTTCTTTGATTTGTTCAAGTTCCGGCTTAATGAATTTTGTAAATTTCATAAGCCATTTCTCCTTATTTTATTGGTTGATATTTATATGTTTTCAATATTAAAAACATAAGAATAATTGATAAAATCTATAAAACTATTGTTGACTCCATATTTCCTTATCAAGAATATATTGTCTGATAAATCTATCTGCGTACTGTGGGTGTATCATTGACCTTGCTGTTTTTTTATCTATACCCAAGGGGTTTTTATTTGTAATATATTGTATTGGCGGCATACTTTCTACTTGTTCCAACGGTTCAAAAACAAGATTGTTTTTAGGATTTAATCCAATAAACCAATACTGAGTGGGCTTCTTGTAATAATCCCCATTCTGTGTCCTATCCCTGTCAATTACACTTGGCTTCAAGCACCAGAAGTTTGTAAGGTAATGTAATCCACTTGTATTCAATGGATTTTCAATTACAATTTGCAAATGACCTCGCTGACAAATTATCACTAATTTATTCAGCTTTTCATAAAACAAATCAAGTTCCTTATGCCGTTTCATTGCCAATTCACATTTTTGCTCAATAGTGTAATTCCTGTACTGATAAGCCGTGCAAGCTAGATGCCTCAATCCTTGGTCTGAAAAATAAGTGCAAGGGAAAAATGCAAATATCAAATCATCAAGACTTATCTTATCAAACAAACTCGGCTCACCTTGATACCCCCTATCAATCTCTTCGAAAAGGTCAGTAACATAGTCGGTTTCGTTAAATTCATTCTGAATATCATAATCGTAGGCTTCAATTCCATACTTCTTGAAAGCGTTCTTGAATGTTCCTGACTGTTCAAATAAACAATGTACTTTCATTCTAAATCTACCAAAAGGAAACCTCGGTTTTATGTCGCGACAACCTATTCCTTTCTTTGATTTTTAGTTAGTTACTGTGGCTCTCTGCCTGTCTGAAAATACTCGTCATAAGCGTCAACTGTATCACGTATTTCAACCATAGCCATATCAAGTGTTACATCTTTTTTATCCAAGGCTCTTTCTGCATAATTTTTAATTCTCATCATTAAAGCCCGTGCTATTACTATCTCTACATTGTTACTCACTTTGAATCACCTACTTTCTTTTCTCTTAAAATCCTCACAAGGCACAGCAAGCAACCTACACAGTTAATGGGAATAAGCCCATTATTGTTCTTATAACTGTAAGAATTTTTGCAAACATTACAAAAATCTTTTCCAACATTTGCCTTGCAACTTGTCTTTTTATCTTCCAGCTTTTTCCCGATACTCTCGTTTATCCTTTTGAGTTCCTCGACCTTTTTCTGCGATTCCTCAAAATCTTCAATGAGTTTATTGTATTTCTTCTTGCTTAAAATCTTCATTCTGTATCACCCTTTCTTTTTCTTCTTAGACTTAAACTTAAAAACATCATTTTTCTGCCGGCTTACCATGCTACGATAGCCGTTCATTTTACTAGCTCTGCTTTTACTCATACCTCACACTCCTTCCGGTTTTTCACACCGCTCAAACTCGATAACCCACACCCACGGATTTGCATCCCATCCGCGGCAGTCAAGGTCGGATTTCTTGATGGTGGAGTTCCAAAGTTTTTCCCATTCCATCATCGCTTCATCACATTGACTGCACTGTTCTTCTGTCCCATAACAGCACTGCGAACCGCTTTCTCCGTATGTATTAAGACAATCCCAACAATCAGGATAAGCTCCCTCTTTTATCACATCAACCGGCTTCATCTCCTGCAGCCGCTCTACTCTCACATTCATAACCTTAAGCCAGATACGCGCTGCTTCTTTCGGCATATGGATGGATGGGTGCCATATATGACTATCATTTTTAAAGCCACTTTCTGCTACTTCGTCCGCTCTAAAAACATACTGTTCATTTGAATTTAAAGCAATTGGATACCCCCAAGTTTCGCGGACATAGAGGATGTCACCCGGACAAATAGGACAAGTTCTTTCTGCTATGCTTAACTGCTCCGTATGCTCCTTATCAGCAAAGTTATGTACTGCATAAGTCCGCCTGTCAGCATTGTAAAATTCCATATCCGGCACAGTACACTCATTGGCATCTTTGCAAATTCGCCTTGTGCAAGTCTTCCTTCCGTCCAGAATTGCCCTCACCATTTCGGTACTAATTTGTTTGTTGAATAAAATCGATTTAATTGGCATCTACACCACCTCATCTTCCCATTATGTCAGGGGATTTCTTCCATGAATTTCTAAACGCTTTTGTTCGAAGTTCTTTATTTTCTGCCCTTAACGCTTTATTTTCTGTCAAAATCTTCTGCAATTTGCAATCCTTTTTATGCTAACATCTTGTGTCCGCAGAATACTCGGTACACATTCTACATAATTCTATGCTTGTCACTTTACTCCACCGCCTTTCACAATCTCGATTGCGTGCTCATAACTTCTTGCTTTCTCTTTTCCCAAATTCCTGTTATATGCATTCTCCCAAAACTTTCTCTCATTTTCCAACTGCTCCACAATCTTGTCCGGGTCATAGGCGGTCGGATATTCTTCTAGTAAATACAATACTGCATTTGTATTTACTAAAGTTCCATTGCTTAAAGTAACCGATTTTAAATCTTTCTTTAGTGCATCTGCATCAATCAGTCTCATCGTTTTTTATCTCCTCTTTTCAAATAATCAAAAATCTCATGTCCAATCATCCCTACAACTGACAGAACGCAAAAAAGGTTAACTCCAAATTTTGTTAGAATATCTAACCTAATGGCTATAAGTATTAGCAGAATGAAATTTATGCACGATTGAAACATCATTCTTCATCACTCCAATCTAACCTACAACCGCAATTACTACAGTAATTTGGCGCATTGTTGTTATTCATTATTCCTATATCGTGACTGACTTTGATTTTGTTTCCACATTCGCAATGGAATACAGAAAGAGTATCACTAAGGTTATGGTTAAATATAGGTTTCTTCGCCGTCTGCTTAACCGCCGCCGCCCTACATTCTTTCGGTGTGCCGATTGCGCGGTACTGTTGTACTTCTTCAAGTGCCTGTATTGCTACTCTAGTAGCTTTCGCAACCCTGCATCCCCAATATTCACAATTAAGCGGGCTGTCTGTGCCTTGTGAGCATTCATAACAACTGTCTTTCTTCAATATCTTAATTGCTTCACTCTCCGTCATATTATCCCTCGCTTTCCAATAACTCCGGATTGTCAAAGATGTTGCCGATAACTTCATATTCAGTATCATATTCAAGTCTGTGCTTATAATATTTTTCGTTAGGAATTGTACATATAATTTCAAAATCCCTAAATGTTATAAGCGTATTCACCTTGCTATTATTTATTTTTACAATATCATTCTCCCAAATCAGATTACCGTTCCTGTCTTTTAAGCCTGTGTATCGGCAGATTGTATCTTTCTTTACTTCTATAATATTTGATGCTGAAAACCAACCGGCTAATATTTTGCTTGCATGATTCGGAATAATCAAATAAGTGTCGTTTACTTCAACAAGTTGCCCTTTAACCCATCTGTCGGAATCATCAAACTTTGCCTTGAATAAGTATCTATCTTCCATACTCTCTCCTATTCCGCTTCTGATTGAAGCCATTCCCTAACTTCCGTCACTGTGTGCATTGAAACCCCATTTTCAATAGTCTTAACGCTACCCTCTTCATAAGTTTCTATTGAACAGATAAAATCAAGCAACTCTTCATCCGACATATTCCTTATCCTGTCGGCATTGGTGGTTGTGAATTTAGATGTAGTAATCTCCAACGTCACGTCCGTAATAAGTCCATCTCCATAACCATCTAACTTTACAGATTCAATATCGCCAGCAAAATTGCCATTTAAAGATAAATTCAATATTCTCGGTTTTCCTGTAGCACCATATCTATTTTCTTTTGTATCAAGAATTTTTATCAAATCACTAACTGTTACTACTTTCATCTTCTCCACCTCTCAATTCTTTCAGTTTTGCTTCGGCTTCGGATTCTGTGAGAAATACTGTTTTACCTATATCAAACAATGCAAATCCTCTTCTTTTTGTGCAAAATTCAATTTTCATTTCTGAATCAATCGTTGCTCTTTGAATCTTCTGTGCAGATATGTTTTTTCCAGCAATAACGTAAACAGTATCTCCCACCTTGCAAGGTAACTTGATAAGTCTGCCCTGTTCATCTAAGTCCTCGTAATCCGCTAACTTCTCCATTGCGCAATAACCTTCTTCACAGTTGGAATAATATGAATTAGGCTTTTCGCCATAGCACGAATACAAGGTTTTTAAGGATTCTTTCTCGTAATTTTCTTTTACCAAGATTCCAACAGCTGTTCGCTCTGTTAATCTCTCCATGTCTATTCCTCACTTTCTGCTAACTTGGCATATTTCCACGGAATAGTCCCTTCATCATCCTCGCTCCAAGACGTTGCCCCACCGCGCCATGCAAACACCGTTCCGTTTTTGATTTTTGCAAAATGTCTTCTAGTCCATTCGCAATTTTCATGATCTCTTACCAAAATCTGCGTATCTACCGCAACCTTACTCCAATCAACAGGTGGCTCAACATCTTCTGAATTAAGCCATTCTCGGAAATTATACGTACTACCTTTGCACGAATCTGATTCATAAAAATCGCACTCTTCACATTTAATTTCTTCGCAAATTGCAGGCTTTCCATTTTTTAATCCAAACATAGCTGTGTTTGTCGCAAGTTCTATAATCTCATTTCCGTATTTTTCTTTATTCGTCATATTAAACCTCCAAATCACATACAAACTTAATCTCATCCGCCAAACTCTGCGCTATCATCGGAACCGTCAACTGAAACTGCTTGTAATTAGCTAACGTATCAATGTAGTCGATGAATTTGTCCGTGAAATATTGCAACTGTTTCGCTGTTATCTTAAACTCCTTTTTTAGAATCGTAAGTGTCAGTGCAAAATAGTTAAACAATGATGCACTGGAAAGCCTGTATGCTTCACGCTCGATGCAGAAACCTTTCTTTGCATACAGGTTCATTAACTGTCTCTGTGGAATTTTCCCGACTTCCTCTTTAATGTCTATTCCGTATTTGCTTTTCAGATAAACAGACAAGTCCTGTCCGGTATTTCCACCGGATGCCGCTTCATCTAAGTAGGATTTCAAAAAATCCTGTAACCGGATGATTCTTGCCTGTCCGAACCCGAATTTGTCGTGCAGAATTATGTAACCGATTACAACAAAATCTTTGTATGATTTTGATATAACCTTATCAGCATTTCTCTTTTCAAAATCATTTTGACCGATAATCCGCATTTCCTGTTTTGTGTAAAATGTCGGCTTTTTCTTCCGTTTCAACGCATTGCTCATTTCTTTGATTTCTCCTTTCTGTATGTGATTTCCAACCATGCAAAATGACTCAATACAAGCTGTCTTGCACGCTCTTCAATCTCCATGCCCTTGTATTTGTTTATCAATGATTCTCCGGCTTTTACAACTTCGTCCCACCAGGAATCGTTGTTGTCTGGCGCATAGTATTTCTGAATGAATTTCCAATAATCCATAAATACTTGCCATTCTTCCGAACCCTTTTCAATCTTTGCACTTGCCATAGCCGCTACCTCTAAAACGGACAATCGCCATTGTATGGCTTGAATCCGTCCCCACGTTCTTTCTTTTTTATTTCCGCAACAACATCATTGAATGGTTTTTCGATTTCAACGAATTTCATATTTTCGCCGATAAACTGTAATGCTTCTTTCATAAGTTCGCCCTGCCGTTGCTTTGCAACTTTCAACCCTTTATATTCTCCGCTTTCATCCAGATTCCATAAAAAGAAAATATTCGATGCGTCCTGCTCAATATCTCCGGATTCTCTCAACTCTGACATTGTAGGCTCTTTGGTATCTCTTCCCTCTGAAACTCTGTTCAACTGCGAAAGTGCGATAACCGGAACATTTAGCTCCATTGCAAGTGCCTTTAATGCTTTTGAAATATCTCCGACTTCTGATGATCTGTTGCTGTACTTTCGCTCTGCTTTAATCAACTGCAAGTAGTCAATAATGATTGCATCAAACTGCCGGTAGCGGCTCTCTGCCTTGATTTCTCCTACGGATTTTGAACCTGTGGAAATAATCACATCATAATCACACATTTCATCGTTTGCCTTGTCGAATTTTTCTTTTTCATCTCCAAGGAACGCTTTTGCCCTCCGGACGCGCGTTAGGCTTATTTCAGACAACCTTGAAACGAAACGTTCGTAAACCTGTCCTTCTTTCATCTCGAGGTTGAAATATCCAACTTGGAGTCCTTTTTCTGCCATTTGTCCGATCATCTGCGTTACAAATGCGGATTTTCCAATTCCAGGTCTTGCACCGACAACAGTCACGTCTCCGCCCTCTAAACTTCCGATACAATCATCCAATTGATCGAACCCTGTTTTTACACCGCCCTCTCCAACGTGTTCGTTAAAATATTTTTCCTTGTTTTCCTCAACGATCTGCTTTAATGATTTTGACCGAACTTTCATGTTTTTCTGCAATTCTTCCAACCTGGAAATACTTTCAGAAATCGTCTTGTCAATGTCCCCCGGTCTCAATGAAACTCTCTGATAAAGACTTTTGACCTCTCTTGCCTTGAAATCATTCATCACGACTTTGGCATATGCAGGAGCTTCAACAGATGTTGGAGAAGATCGTAAACAAGACATAACGACTCGCTTATATTCATCCTCGCTGTACTTTGGATTCGTCAATGACTGCGCAAGGGAAAGAACCGTTATTTCTTCGCAATTATCTCTCATTGCAAGCATTTTTATGAAAATGTCCTGTCCTATATCATCGGAGAACATATATGGTTTAATGTCCGGAATCCTGTCTAGAGAATCAGAGGATATAAGTACGCATCCGATAAGCCCCTGTTCTGCTTCTGTCAATTGCAATCACCTCGTTTCTCCGCAATCTGCAACCAATAATCGCAATCATTTTTCAGCCAATCAACATATTTTGGAATATACCGAAAATCCGTATCGTCCGGGTTCTTTTCTTGATAGTCACTCAAATATGCCTCTGTGGCTTTGTATAACAGCCGTGCAATGTCCGGTTGGTTCTCTTCGATAACTTCTAGCACTTTATCCATCCAAGCTGTTTTAGAGGTACTGTACGCTGTTTTCTTGGGGTATATACTAAAAGTCTTTTTCCACGCATCGTCAAAATCAAACAAATCTCCGGAATCGGTCGACAGCAAATTTTCTTTTATATTTTCTTTCTCTTTATCTTCTTCTTTTTCTTCTTCTTTATCTGAAACAGCGACGTAAGACGATTTATCGGGCGATTTTTGCTCAATTAGGTTCTTATGCTTCTTTCTTCGGTTCTGCTGATATAGCCTGTCACGTTCCTTTTTCTTCTCATAAGCGTCAAGTGTTTGATGCTTATTCCAATTCGTAATCGTTATCACGTTGTCAACAACTTCAATCATTCCAAATTCTTCAAAGGTCTTAAGCGCAAACCTTACCGTGTTCAAATCTCTGCGGAAAATGGTGGCAAGCATTTCATCCGTGAACGGCAATTTGTTGCTCATCATAAACACTCCGTTGTTATTCTGTTTTCCGGCAAGAATAAGAAGTTTGAACCAAATCGTAATGATGCTATCCGCACTCGGCATACTCTCAATCAGCAGAATCTTTTCATCATCAAAGACATCTGTTGTGATTTTAATCCACTTGACTTCTGCCATTTAATCACTCTCCTCATATGTATTTTCAGAAATCAAAGCCATAAACTTCTCATACTGTTTTTCAGAAACTTTGTTACCCTGTTTCTCCGGCTTCAAGCGGATTTCAAGGTGTTTTTCAACTATATGCGATAATTCCTTGGCAAGACTCTTTTTCCCTTGTTTAATGCCGTCATAATAGCCTTTTGCCGGTTTAAATTCGTTTATCTTTTCTTTTCCTGCGCCTTGACCGCCAGCCGTTTTGTTGTAACGGCATTGATAACCTTTCTTTGTATATTCCAAAATCCAATATTGTTCCATTTCATCAAGTTTCTCTCTCGGATAATGGATAAAATCCAATTTCCATCCATACGGATTTTCTTCACTATAAAATCCTCTTTTTTTAATCGAAAGATCTATGTGCTGATAACCGGATAAATGTGAAACATTTCTCTCTAAGCAGTCAACGCTCTGCCCAATGTAAAAGTAAGATATACCGTTTTCATCAGTCCTCGTGTAGAAATAAATTCCGCTCTGATTTTTCATTCTAGGGCAAACACTTAATATCCGTTTCTCGTTGTTCTTTTTTATTGCATATAGCTGCTTGTAATTTACATTCGGCATTTTCTTCTACCTCTCAATGGCGTTGTTAATATCTCTTCAATAGTCCAACCCATATCCTTTCTATGTAATAAGCAATGTGCATTTATACCTACTATTTCAGCCCACTCAACAACCCTATGGGTTTGTCCGTTGTGCTCCCAAACAGGCGAACCTGATAAATCTTTACATTTTTTACTGCAATAAACTGCGTCATTGTAATGGCCTCCTCTTTTGGCGTTAAATGATTTATTGCAAATAGGACATATTTTCATATAGTCTTTTGTGTTTGGATGCTCTCTGTAATAAAGAATCCTTCCGCAGTGATTACTACATGTTTTTTGCCCATTTCTCTGCTTTTTCACAAATTGCTTTCCGTAAACAGGACATTTTAAAAATTTTTCCTCTAAAGGAATGCTATTTCTTTTGTTTTTAGCTTGTTCTGCATTTGTTACAAACCTGCAATTGCTAGGCTCGTAATTCCCATTAACATCAATTCTGTCAATGGTTAAAATGTTCAATCCCTTATCCGTCTTTTCCTCTTTATACCCGTTTGCGATTGCCCAATCGTGGAAACTTAGAAAATCATTCTTCCATTCATCACACATTGCAATCCCTCTTCCACCGTAATTTTTATAGTCGCGAGAAGTTTTGCAATAGCAACGATATTTAATACTTTTCCACAGAGGATATAATCTACCGCATTTATTTGATAATCCGTGTTTATATCCCATCCAATCACTTCCTCTCCAATGGCTTCATGCTCATTTGAGCCACAAACTTTCCATAGCTCATGCCGGAAGCGCATGCCATGTGATTCACAGCCTTGATTGCATCATCCTTTTTCTTTGGCTTTATCAAGCGTTCTTTAACGTCAATGCTAATGCAGTCTTGGCAATTAAACTTGTTTTCATCTATCGTCATAAAAATTCTGCCGCATTTCGGGCATATTCTTGTATACACAATTCTTCCAGCCTTTTTAAAATTCTTAAACTGTGCGTATCTTTTGGCACATTTTGGTCTACAGTATTTTTGATCTGGTCGCTTCGGCTCAAATTCAGCCATACAGTATTCACATAATTTCAATTTTTACCTCCAATCTTTTGTAAGGGCGGCACGGTAAACGTACCGCCAAAACATGGCTTTCAATAAGGTTTGTGATAACTATTCGCCAAACAAGATAGTTTCTTTTAGGCTTTCGCCAAGGTGTTTCAACCTAATTATTCTTCAATTACTTCAAGTTCATTTTCTTTTAAAGCGGAGTACTCGCTTGATTTATAACTGCTAAGTGCTTTTTTCGGAGAATATGCCGATTCTTTCGCGCAATATGGCACACTATTGGTTTCTAATGCAATAACGATTTCTCCCGGTTTAAAAAACCCATAACTATCACTAATAACTCTGCATTTTGTTCCTCTTTCCATGCTTTCTCCTTTCAGAACGGACAAAGGTTCATATCAACCTCTAGCCCTTTTTCTGCAACATAAACATTCGTTCCATATTTAATTGTTTCTTTCGTTCGTTGTAGGAATAACGCGGGATCTCCGCTTGTGTCCGATAAGTGTATTAAAACGACATTTCGCAAAGCTGGGTTGTCGTTCGTCTGAATAAATTTAAGTGCCGTATCAAGGCTCATATGACCTCGCAAACGGTGTTCGTAATTTGGCTCATTCCGGGCTACCAAGTCCATGCTATAATTGGCTTCAGCCATGATATGCTCAACTTTTATGCCAGAAAAGTCATATCTGCAATATTCCAAGTCGGTCAAGAATAACAGCTTTCCCATTTCCTCATGCTCGATTAAATAGCCGTAGCACTCAATTTCTGTATCGTGCGGTACGTTGAAAGGGGTCACTGTAAAACTTCCGATTTGCCGTACTCTGCGTGGTGGAATGGCTATTGTACGCTCTCCGGTTATGGTTTCAAGCGCGGTCTGCGTTTCAAATGCTGTATAAACCGGGATACCGGATTTCATGAAATCTTTTATGTATCGTGCATGGTCTCCTAACCATGCTCATGTGAGACGATACATCCTGCGACATCAGAAATACGCCAATCAATCATTTTCTTAAAATAAAGAAATTTGCATCCGGCTTCGATTGCAAGAATCTCTCCACTACTGCTGATTAAAGCGTAACTGTTGCCTGCCGATGATGAACCGCAACATCGCATAAGCATTTAAACCACCTCACTTTCATCAAAATTACTTAATGCCATCTACATGATACCTTCCGTAACCGCTACTTCTTCCACTTCCGATACCATTACCAAATCCTGCAAGGTTGATAATATTTACAATCTGCTCAATAGAAAAGGCATTTTCAGTGTACTGAATTGTGAATGTGGCACTCCAACCACTAAATCTGTTAAGGTATACCAATACCGGACTACCTTTCTTTGGTGACATTAACTTTTCATCAATGTGATGTTCTGCAAATCTGATAGGTACTAAATCACCCTTTGCGATAATGTTCACTCCTGCGTTAAACTTTGTGGCGTATGTATCAATCTTATTTTGCACAACTGCCTGTCCGAATGACTTTTTAAGTCCGAACCCTGTTATACAAGGCGCATTTTCTTTCAATGCCTGTGTAAGCCCTTCCTCTGAAAAATCAGTAGGTTTTCCATTGTACCAATGCATCGAGGTAATAATTGCCTCCCACGGATTAGGCTTTGCTGTGTCCTTTGCCTTATCCTTGCGCTTATCAATGAGTTCCTTTGCGTTTACGTCATTCATTTTGTTAAGAATCAAATCTCCGTCACCTGCAATAGTGATTTCTGCTGTTTTAATATTTAATGGTTTGATTTCTATTACTTCTGTTTTTGCCATGTCTTATAATTCCTTTCATTTTAAATTCTTACCGATAGCACTTTACAAGCGATATGATGTAGTATTTTGTTCTGTTCTTATGTTTGCTATGGTTTCATATTTTTGCATGTTGTTTGCTAATTAGTTATATGGTCGGTATCATACCGCCAGTAAAATGCTATCAGCTTATTTCCTATAATCAAGTGCTTAACAAGTGACATAATCACATAAATATTGTATTGTCGTGTCCTATGCTCTCATGTCGTTTCCTGTGTTGTCTTGTTTTAAGCTATCCTTATATATAATTGTGGCTATGCCACCTATTAAACACTTGAAAATAGGTTGTTTTGTTTTTTGCTTTCTTGAATCGTCCTATTATTTTCTGTTTTATGCTATATATTATCTAAGCAGTGATTAAATCAATCTGCTCAAATATCTGTTCCAATTCAGAAAGCGTTTCATATTTCTTTCTGAAACTCTCTAATTCCGATAACGCTCTTTTCAGCAAATCTTCATATTCTGTTGTGTTTGTCAAAAAGGTTCGTGTCGGCTGATAAATTGTATCAGATGTTCTGCTCAATACCCTTACAAGCGGTGCATCTTCGCTCCTTGGTTCTATGTATAACATTCTAATAACATTTCCTGCCTGTATGGTTCGATATTTTTCTGCGGCAACATCGTTATCCCATTCAAAGCATTTATGTAATTCAGTGTTTATTCCTTTTGCATATTCGAGAATCGCTTTAGGTGTTATTTCATTTAAGCTACACATTTCCGCATAACACTTATTTGCGTCAGCATTAAATACGCCATTTAATCTCCATTTCACATTTTCCATACCCTACTCCAATTCTTCCTCTGCCGGAAATTGAAAGATAGCATTGCTAATGCATTCTATTTTTGACGGCTGATTTTCTGTTTGCACCATAATTCCGCATTTCTTTAATCTTTCAAATTCCCTTGCCACATCTTCCGAAATATCAACATTCTGCATTGCGATAGGCATACCGATATATGCATCTCTAAGCATTTCCATGGCTTTCTTCGCTTTTTCTTTGGTGGAATATTCAGCAATTTGCATGTCTTCATTAAGCGACTCAACACCTATTAAGTTTTTGTTCAGGAAATAAATTCTTGACCTGAATCTCTGAATAATCACCTCTTCATATGGTACATCCATTGTTCCGTCCTGCGATATAACTCTCATAGCAACCTCCCTAATCTTTCATAAAGTCCGGTACGTTCTCGTCATTCTCAGCAACTTCTCCGGCTACCTTCTCTGGCTCGACTGCTGCACTTTCGGTTGAACAAGGTTCCGCCGTAACAAATGGCTCACTGTTGGCGTTCTCCGTAATATCACGCTTGACTTGCTCTTGCAAATCTTCCATCGGATATTCCTTGAAATCGCCATCCTCGATTTCTTCCTTGGTATAAAGTCCCATTGTCAGCTCCGGGCAATTCAGACTAGAGAAGAATGATGCCGCTCTGTAACGAAGCATTAACTGCGGCATTGTTTTCCACTTGCTACCGTTCTTCTTCGTCCAACCTTCATCATCTGCCATCTGCATATTAACTTCCATGCCCTCAATTCTTCGACCATTTTTCATAGTCCACGCAGTGCAAGAATAAGGTTTTCCGTTCTTGCCCTTGGTTTCGTCGTACTGCAACTCCATGTCGAATTTGTTGCTGGCATTGATAGACGCGATCAAAAACTTACTGCTCCAGCTTGGCTTGCCCTGTATCAGAAAAAGGTTCTGCATAACCATAAGTGGGCTGATGCACATTCTCTGCGCCTGCTCGATGGCGATCAAACAGTTAGATGGATTTTTCTGATACGTCTGCGGAACTATTGTTGACTCGGCTAACGCCTTTGCCATCTGCATAGCCATAATGAAATTGTCGGATGTTCCGAAAATTCCAAGGCTGTAATCGGTAACCTTGTTATTATGTGTTGCAACCTCTGTCTTTTCTTCTGCCTTTACTAATTCTGTGTTTTCTGCCATAATTATTTTTCCTCGCTTTCTTTTCTTATTGCTTTTCTAAATGCTCCATTTTTAAGGAATTTCAAAACAAGATTGAGTTGCATATTCTTGAAAACCTCTATGTGCTTTGTACTGTGATACCACATTACCCATTCCTGTTTCAAAAGTTCCTCAATGCTTGTAATCTGCTCACCCTCTGCGAATTTTCGCTGACTCAAAAGATATTCCCTGTGTTTTTGAATGTTCTCGCATTTTGCGCACTCTTCGGAAGAATACCTTGAACAATGCTTTCCATTAAGGTTTACAGACAATGCACAATATCTACATGGATTAACTCTCATCGTCACCACCGCTTTCCGGTTCATCACACTTCTTCACAACTGCCACCTTATCAGCACCGTAGGTATCAACCCACTTCATATCCACGGTTTCATCCGTGACCGTCAGCTTTGCACCCTTGGCATTTACAACCGTGTCACCGGCTTTTACATTATCCTCGGTACGATACACATAGCTTCTTGTGCTGTTTGGGAATTTCGCTTTGATATACTGCATAATTACCTCTCCTTTTTCACATATCCATTTGACAAATTTTCAATAATACGCAAAAGTCTTTCGTTTGTTTCTGAGGCTTTTCTAAGTTTTTCTATAAGGCTATATTCATTACGCTCAAGGTCATTTACCTTTGTTCGCAAATCTGAGTTTTCAGCCTTCAATTTTTCAATATCATCCATGTACACGACCTCTCTTTCCTTTATTCCTCGCGTCTTTTTCGCAATACGGAAGAGAACAATTTCCGGATTCTGCAAAACCAAAGAATCCTTTCTTACTTGCACTCTTCCAACGCTTGCATGACATACACCGTGCATCCGGCTGTGTGATGTTGTTGCTTATTCCAACTCTCGACATCCTACACGCCCTCCACTTTCAACTGTTCATCATCAGTGACCGTCAGAAGAATCAACTGTGTATCAACAGCCGGTACATATTCATCATTGATACTTTCTGCGCCATCAAGGAAAATCGGAACATACATATTAAAGAACTTCTGAAAACTGTTACAAATATCAATCTTCGCTTCAATTTCCCTGCCAGTGTTAGTCGTGTCACCGAACACCTTGTAAATGCCAGCTTCTTCATCAAGCACCGTAGGAATACAAACTTCCTTATATTCTCCGTTTTTCTGGAAATCGAACAACTTCCAACGTACAATACCGAAATGCTGATTGATTTCTTCAACAAGTAACTTATTCTTTCGTTTTGAAACTTCTTTGAGCTGATAAAGAATCCTCTCGGCATCTGCCTTTGCTTGTCCATACTCGTTCTGTTTATGTTGCATATCTGCAATCTTGTCATCAATTTGAACATTGTTTTCAGCCTGTGCAATAATCTTATTTACTTCATCAAGCTGGCTCTGCAGATCTGCTTTCTCGACTTTCAAATCAGTAACAATCTTGTCCGCACCATCAGATTCCAGCTTTTCAATATCGGCGAGAACCTTGTCACGCTCTGCTTTCAGTTTCACATAATCTTCATTCTGCGTGTAATCAGCTTCGCTCGGGATCTCGGATAACTGCTTCGAAAGTTCTTCTTTCTTTGCAATGGCATCCTGTTCCTGTTTCTTTAAAGCGTCAATTTCTGTATTCAGATCAGCATTTTTCTTTGTAAGTTCGGTAATAAGTTCTTTCTTCTCGGTGCCAATAGTATTCAACCGATTCAGTTCAACCTTTTTGTCAGTGTCAAACTTAAATCTTTTTGCTTTCAGTTTTTCTTCTGCATCCGCCTTGGCTTTTTCTTTCCGGCTTTCAAAATCAGCCTTTAACTGCTCGATTTTATCTTCCGGCAACTTCTGTCCGCATAAAGAGCAAACAGTCGTAGAATCGTCAAATACCCACTTGGATTCGTCAAACAGGTAAGGTGCTTCATCAAATGCTTTGGCATATTCTGCATTGTACTTTTCTCCAATTTTCTTCCGTTCTGCATCCGCATCTGTGATAGCCTTTTCATTACCGACAATCTGATTTTCTTTCAAAGAAATCGTCTGCTCCAGATGTTTTAATTCATCTTCGCAACCGCACAGATCAGCATCAATTTCGTATCTACGATTGGATAATTCGCGGTTCATCGTCTGTGTAATTCCGGATATATCAAGTTGTAACCGCATTTCCTTATCGCGCAATTCGTCAAGCGAATGATCGGCACCGGCAATCTTCTTATCGCATTCAGCGATTCTTCTTGTCAGATCAGCCTTGGCAAGTTCCTGCTCTGCCACATCTACATCAACTTTTGCTTTCTCCAGACCGATAATCTGATTAGGAATCGCATCTAACTGTTCAACTGCTTTCTTCTTGGAAGCGTTATTCATGGCTTCAATTTCCTCGAATTTATAAGATTCAAGTAGTTTTGCAACATCGGCAGTTTCTTTATCCATTTGTGCAATCTCTAAATCTGTTTTTTCGCTTGCCATAGTGAATAAATATTTGCGCATTTCATCCTGTTTTTTCTTTAACGACAAATCCTTAGTGAACACATTCGGGTGCGAACAAATGAGGAATTTATCAAACTCAAACCCTAATTCTTCCAGATATGCCTTAAAATCACGTTCTGTCTTAGGCACAGAATTGATCTCATATGTATTTGTGATAGTAACTTTCGAAACTCCATTTTTATCCGGTTTTCCAACTTTTCGCTTCTGCATCTTGGAAAGAGTGATTTCTTTTTCGTCTACATCGACATTTGCAGTAACAGTCGGAATACAATCTTCTACATTGTCCGGTCTAATGTTTGGATTGCTGACAAGCTCATAGTTCTTATCAGATGTCAGCCAGTACCATGCCGCCCCGATTGTGGTCTTTCCTCTCCGGTTCATGCCGGAAACCCTTGTTGTCTTTCCGAATTCGTATGTCTTATCCTTTACCCCTTTGAAATTTTCAATATGTAACGATTTTAAAATCATTCGCATTTTTGTCTCACCCTTTCTTTAAATTCTCTTCTCAGTCTATCGAAATGCTTTTCGTTCTCCGTGTATCCGCTCAAAGTTTCGATTGTCAGCATACCTGCTGTGCCCTGTTTGCATCCGTGCAATTTGATGTTAATCTCATGTTCTTTTGTAATGTATTCGTGCAACATATTTATGTGCAACTTGCACTCAATCAGTTCGTTGTACTCTTCCCTTGGAACACAGACGTAATTTTCCTTTTTCATATTACACCCACACGATTCCTTTTATTGACAACTCATATGTAACTTTTCCCACAACGTGACCATCTTTACACGTTTTCTTGTATCTCCGGCTCTGTAATCTTCCGTATGTGCTTACCCTATCGCCTAAAGCAAGCGAGTCCGTATATTCTGCACACTTTCCCCATACGATGCAAGTGATCAAATCCTCTTTTCCGTTTTCTCTTACGTTTTTGAGTTTCAAATCACAGATTTTACGACCAAGTGGCGTTTCTCTAAGTTGCTTTTCCTCGATAATTCCATCAAGGCTTACTTCATTCAAAGGGCTATCATCCTCTGGTTTTGTGATTGTATCAGCCATAACATATGTAAGAATGGCTTTTCCAGACCCTGTTTTTACACGTCTGGTAATAATCTTTCCACAGACGTATACCGTTCCGCTAATTCCTGTATCGCTGATTTCTTCATCAAACAGTACCGGAAGTATATCTGCAACACCGCTTCTTCTTTCAACTCCGATAAAAAATTTATAAAATTTCTTACCGCTTGATTTATGGCTTTCCCTTGGTGCTGATACAACATCACCGATCAGTGTTATTTTGTTCTCCATTGCTTCTCCTTTCCATTTCTCTGTCAAGAACCTTTTCAAAATTATCTTTATCATTCTGTTTCTTTCGTTTCCCTGCCAAAAGTTCAGCAAGCATACGCTTTTCTTTCGTGGAACATCTCGTGCCACTTATATACACAACGCCTACCATGCATCCTCTCTCATTCTGCGTTTTCTCTTAATTCGCTTGTCAAGTTCGGCTCTCTTCCGGTCTACTTCTGACCAGTAATACATTATTGCCGCAATTACTGCCCCGGCTACAAATTTAATTGCCGCCATGTTCCCGGCTGTGTCCTCACTATCCATATAGCAAGCGGCAACCAAGGAATACTCCATTGCAACCGCACCTATAATGAATTGGATTACTTTTTTCATTCATGCCCCTTTCTGCCACTTTATAATTTAGTACCAGTCAGAAACAAACGTTCCGAGTAACGGACATACAACAACATCTATAAAACGCACGGAACCATCTTCCATGGAATATGTAAAAGCCATTGCAGGTGTGTAAGTCGAATCTCCTGTCTGTATCTGTGCATCTCTTACAGAAACTCCATATGTTGTTTCCTCGTCAACGAAAATGCTTGAAAAACTTTCCGCAGAGTCAAACTTTGCCAAATAGTTGTCACCGCTACGAATTACCCTTGAATTAACTTTCTGAAATTCAAAATTGCTCATTTCAATTCTCCTTTCCATTATGTGTTTCGTCTTCCTTGCCCTGCTCACTATGTTTCGAAGCAGAACTTTCTACCATTCCAAGAACATATCCTTTCTGAAAATCTGTCATATTCGGAATGGCATCACGAAGTTTTTCGACAACTCGCTTTTCCTTTTCGCTCATACAATCACTTCCTTTCATGCGCAATATCTGATTTCGTACTCTGCTACAATGTTCAAGTCGCATCCGAAAATATACATTAAAATAGGAAGAAACTAATTTCTTTTGTACTTCCCATGCCAAATCATCCGTGAACGACTTGGCCAACATTAGATAGCCCTGTTCGGTAAAAAGATACATTCCGTTAGGAGCGGTTACACCAAATTCCCCCTTGGCTTCATCCGAATTTCGGACGAAGTAATCTTCTCCTAAAATAAAGTGTTTCTTATTGTCGTTAAATATTTTTCTCGCTGTTCCGTCTGGTCTTTCATGTACCATGTCAATGTCCTTAAATGTGACCACTCTTTCCCCTTTGTACTCTTTGATGGAAATATCTGCATTTCCAATGTGTACCAAATTATCCATATTTTCACTCCTTTCTGTGATATAATTCCCTTATCATCAAATAAGGGAGGTGATACAATTTGAAATACTTTTTGTTTTGCGATTTTTCTACAATATCCTGCGACCGAGAAAAGATGGCAGAGATATTAACTGAAAACGATATAACGTTCGCAAATATCAATAATTTTTGTTGGGAACTAAAAGTTCCGGATAAGTTTGGAATTCCAATCTGCGACACGACCGCAGAATCTATTCACTGCCTGTTTTATCAGTACACTCACAAGAACTCTCTTCTTCTTGTGGTAAAAGCAAATGAATATTTTCCAAACGGAGATTAGGATATAATCTCTTTGTTTCTTCATATACGGTTTTGGTTTTCAGCCATTTCCGCATATGAAGAACCTGTTCCATGACATCCATATCGTGAATATCCACTTTGTTTAAAATCTTCTGCAATTCCTTTTCCATTCCATTAAAATAAGAAACCGGAACAACAACCAAATCATTCACGGATTTAATTTCTTTCATGTCCTCACTCGCTTCCTTTCTTTTATAATCCAATTTAATTGGATGTATCTGGCACAAAAATAAAATCCATTGGAATACCAGATAATTTGCTCATGGTTTTCAACTGTGATAAGCTAGGCTCTGTTTTGCCCTTTTCCCAATTGACAACGGTTGCATTAGATACACCAAGCATTTCAGCCCATTCCTTTTGTGTCATTTTCGCATTTACGCGAACTGCTTCTAATGAAATTCTAGGCATCTTTTTCTCTCCTTTCATATTTGATGGTTTAATCATAATCCAATTATTTTGGATTGTCAACACTAAAATTCAAATTTATTGGATTTAATATTGAATTTTTTATTTTATTGGTTTATAATACAATTAGAAAGGAGGGCAGAAGAAATGGATAATGAAAATCAATTTAGCGAAATGGATATAGACGATATCCAAAAAGAAGTGTTTGCTGAAAATTTAAGATACTATATTGAATTAAATCAAAAACAGCAAATAGATGTTGCAAAAGACTTAGGTATTAACCCAACAACTTTAAGTATGTGGTGTACCGGTAAATCATTTCCAAGGTCAGGAAAGCTTCAGGCATTGGCTGATTATTTCAAAATCGGAAAAACAGATTTAATAGACCCACGCATTAATAAATCTGTTGACGAAGAATTTTCAAGTGTTGTATTAAATATTGGAATGAATGATGAACGTTTTAAAAAAATTATTATTGAATATAGCAGATTGCCAGCAAGCAAAAAAGAATTGTTATGTGAATTTTTCGAAAAATTTATATTCTAAAAGAAAAGCAGGGTTCAACGCCCTGCTTTTTCTTCTTTTAAACCAGCTTTTACAAATTCATGCAAAATTCGTAAAATCTTATAATCTTCAATTTCTTTTATCATAGTTATAATTTCTTCTTTGTAAGTCTTTTTTGTTTTTACTTCTCCTACCATAAAACCTCCAATCACAAACTATTATGTACCAACAAAGCAATTACAGAACGTATGTTCGGCATAGTCAATCCCCAATTATGGGCGGAGCCATGCCAAACCCCACCCATGCCAGAACTTGAAGTGTCCTTTCGGACAAGTCCATAGTATCACTGCGATATGCATGATTTCAACATTTTTCGGTCGCAAGTTTCGACAGAAAATGTCATTGCAGAGAAGCGGAGAGCTGTTTCTCAATCTCTTCTTGCACTTTTGCGCGCCAACGCATCGGCACTTCATCAATCGTCATTTTCTTGTCTATAAGAATACGTCTTACATAGAATTTAACCATATCCTACACCTCACTTCCTGCGGTAATGCTTGCCAGTTCTTGGATTGCTTCTGCGTTTGCTTCATGCCCAGCTTTAAGTTCATCAATTGCCTTTTCCATTTCCGTCTTTGTCCGCAATCGGATAGTAACGGTATATGTACCATCTTCTGCGCCATCTTCTCCCACGTTCGGCATATATGTAAACCCATCGGATTTCAGATCGGTATATTTTCCGGATGTTTCGCCATTATGCGTAAATGTAACTTCCTGCAGGTTGTCCGCAGAAAATGCATCCGTGATCGTTTTAATGGCTTCGAAGTTCTCGGCTTTGATCTGGATGTTTCCAAGGCTTGCACTATCGGCAACCTCGAACTCTGTTTTGTTTTTCAAAATTATTTTGTCCATAATTTTTTATTCCTTTCTATGATAAAAAATGGTTTATAAGTTACGTTCGAATATTTGTTCGATATATTTTCTTAAACGGCAGTTTAAATGCAATGCATATGGATTATCGAACTGAAGTTATAACATGCCAGGCAGAGACTATGCGGGAATATATTTTCCCCAATTTACCAGACCATATATTTTCTTTCCCATTAATAGTAAATGCGGAAAGCAGCATGATAGGCTGTGCTGCTTACAGGGATATACGAACGACAGGAAAAGTAAAAGTTTACAGCCCAATAACACAAAATGTGCATGTTGCACTTATTTTGCTAAAATGACAAATGGTTTGAGTGGAAAACGTTGTAATGTAATTTATAATTTTGACTATTTTTTAAACCAGGCACACCATTCGCCAGTCTCTTTTTTGCTTCTTACGTATATATTATTTTGACTATCAAGTACACCTATAACAATTTGAACGCTATATATACTATTAGCACCAAATGCAATAAGAATTGACCATGACGCACCTGGCGAATTCTCGAGTTTGTCAGCTTCACCAATCATATATACTCCAGATGTATAATAATTTAAGTTGCTACCATTTGGAATAAAATCACAAGTTCCTAAACTGCCGTTTAAATCAGCTACCTGCTTGGCCAGCGTGCCGTCTATATTCGGGTTCGCCTGCCGTGCGTCTAACGCATATCCGGCAACCGTGGTTGTCTGATTATTCACTACACTTGTTTTCGTGTCCGGTGGTGTTTGCCATGTGCCATCTTCTCTTAGATATTTACTCGTTCCTGCTGTAGTCGATGGTGCAGGAACTAGACCGGCTTTCGCACCAGCACCTGATTTTACAAAATTAGAATATGTTGTGTTATTATCAGCATTCCAGTCCATGCACAACCAAAATGTACCATCATAAGTAAATATATGGGTCGCATTATTATAGAAGAAATTTCCGCTTACATAAGAAATAGCCGCCTTATTCCCGTTTCGAACATATCCTATAGTTTTCGCCCCGGTGCCATTTACATTAAGTGTAAGGTTCCCGGTTGTTGGATTTGCTGTGCCCACCGTATCCGTAAATTTAACCGCAATGCTCGTACCGACTTGTAATACAAAGTTTGCCAATGTTGCAACTTTAGCCGCCGTAGCTCGACCGGTCGAGCAAGTAGCCAGCGGTTTTTTCAAAACCTCAATTGCTTTTTTGTCGGTTGCGGACATTAGACCGTTAGATGTGGTTGTCGCTGGTTTACTTGCTCCTGCAGATGGTCCGCTCATCCAATAGCCTTTTGTATCTGCTCCCGGCACTTTCCCTGCCGGAACATCCTTTTTCGCAATGTAAAGCGTGTTGTTATGCATTACTGCATCTAACCGCTTGTAAGTCAAGGATGCGTCATAGTCATTCTTTGGCACAATTGCCACTCTTCCTGCTATAGCCATTCTAAGCCACCTCCCAATTTAAATTTCCGTCATTATCAACGACAAAGTTATAAGTGGAATTGTCCGTGTAAATCAACTCTCCATCCTCATTCACATCAAATTCTGTCATTGCGAGTTTCTTGTTAATCTCGTCTTCGATTCCCTGCGCTCGGTCTGCGCTGTCCTTGGCATCTGTGGCGGATGCTACCGCCTTGGTTTCGGACTCTTTTGCGCTTTTGGCAGATGCTACCGCCTTGGCAGATTCTACCTTAATATCCGCCAAGAAATTCGGTTGCAACTTATCCTCAGTTATTGAGCCGCCCTTAATCATCGGCTTGACTTTTCCATCATAAGTGACCTCAAATGCAATCTCGTCACCCTCTAAGAACTCATACTGCGTGATCAGCGCGGATAAGTCCACGTTCTGCACCGTGCCATTGTCCAACGTGATAATCAGTTGTTGTGTCTGCGGATTGTACTTGAAGTTGACCGCCAACTTTTCCAACTTGGTATCAATGACAGCCTTGGAACCATTCATCTTAACGACCGTCAGCGTTCCGTTGGATTCATCCCAAAGGATTTCCTTTACAAGTTCGTTAGCCTTGGTCAAGTCAACTTTGGATGCATCCATAGCAACCACGCGATCATCCAGATTGTCAATCGCCAAGTCCATCTTGTTAAGATTAGATTCATTTACCGCTGTTTTTTCACTTGGGAGATTCTCCCAGTTGATGCGGTTATATATTTTCTGCATGGCTCACACTCCTTTCTAGTGCGGATAATCGTTGCTCAAAGTCCTTCATCTGTTCACTCAAATTTTTGTTTTCTCGCTTTAACTTTTCAATCTCCTTTTGTTGTTTTTGAATCATCTGAACATGCATAGCATGAAGCTCGCGATAATTAACGTGATGCAACTTATCATCGACATATAAATCAACGTGTTCGTCCGTATCGACCGGAAGATATTCATATAATGAAGTATCACGTTCCCTAATTCCAACATCTAACAAGGCTTTTTCTAATTCCTGTGAGATAAAGCCGTAATGGTATTGTCTGCTATCGGAAGATTTAAGCCCCGGCTTATATCTAAATTTAACAGGATGTAGTTTTAGATAAGCGGATTCTAATTCTTCCGGCAAATCAGTTATGTGATCCTTGATTCTTCTATCAGATCCGGTGTCAATCGTATATACTTCGCCATGAATTTGATATGTTCCGCTGTCTCCACCAATCACATTTAAAAATCGAATTGCTTTTTTAATCGTTGCGTTGCTGGTTGTTCCTGTTGGATAAGCCGTTATATTTTTTACCGGAATATCAGGAATGGCTTGATCTACATAGCTTTCAGTTGCCAAGTTTTCCCCGTTTGCGTCAGTAACAGACGATAAATCCAACCTAACGTTCTGCAAAAATGCATTATTTCTTCCGTCATGACTTAATATCTCTACTCCATATGCGTCACCGCTGTCAAAAAGCAGAGAGTCTATTATATGTACTCGTCCAAGAGCGTCCAGCTCGAAATTGTTACACTCTACAATCAATCGGTTTCCGCGTAACACAATCTGGTCGGCACTGGCATTAATCATAGAAATAACTTGGTCATTCTCATCCCTACCCAGCTTCAATTCCAATGATGCGTCTAATTGCCCTTCCGCTTTTTGTGCTCGCGTGACTTCTGTAGCAATACTTTCTGCGGTCTGCTCAAATTTAGAGCTTGTCTGTTTTTCTAAATCCTCATACGTGGATTGAAGATGGTCTGCGTTCCTCTCTAACTTTCCGGTACGTCTTTCCACGCTTTCAATCGTATCTCTGATAGAATTAACCTTTGCAGAGTGTGTCTGCGTGCCCTGTGCCGAGATTGAATCTCTCTTGCTTTGTACTCCGGTTAAAGTGCGTTGCAATAGATACGTTTCAACAATCTCTCTCGTGGTATTGAATCGGATTGGTTCCCCAAGTGTCAGACATGGATTTCCGACACAGGTGCAACTTTTAATCGGTGTGTATGCCGCCTGTGCCATAATAGGCAATAGGTTATTTGCAATCTGTTCCAGCTCTGCTCCGGTCTTGTCTGATACAAGAAAGTTCCCTGTAATCGAATAGTTGTTTCCGGCAGTTCCAACAATAGCACCAGCGTTATCTTCGCTTGTCTTGATTTCTAGCTGTGTGATTTCCTTGCTTTGGAAGTCCTCGTAATCAAACGTGATATAGTGTCCGGTCATGGACTCTGTATTTGCGTCAGACGGAAATAAATTGTCAGATGGAAATAAATCTTCTGCCGGATAAAGTGCGCTTACGATTTTTTTCAGAAAGACATACTCAAACTTGCCATTCCGGTTGATATTTCCAAAGCATCCGTTAATCTCACAGATTGCCGTTACAACGGTTTTTCCACTGATAGCAGACTCTTCTGTGACCGCGCTTGAATCGTCCGTCTGTGTGGCTACAATCGTCTTATTGACCGTCATAGAATCATTGGCAAGGCTTGTTTCTACTTGCGAAATTCCAAGATGCGCAAAAAAGCTATTACGGAACTGTTTAAGCGTCATTGGAAAGCTAAGTCCTGCATACCAAGATTTTACATCCGTATTGATAATGTCATACATAGCGTCATATGCCGTAATCTGCCTTTTTGTTCGGTCAGCCGTAGGAACATCGGATGCAACCTTAAAAACTCCGTATGGCATCGGATTTTCGCTATCTCCGTCAATCGTTTCTTCGATAGAGATTGTCTTTCCAATAATGTTTCCTGCGGTGTTTCTTGCTGTGAATTTTACGCAATTCGCTTCGCTCGTTCCAAACTTTAATTCAGACTCCGAACAAAGACTTTCTTCAAGCGCAAACGTACCGATTTCAAGCATCGAATTGTCTATTTTCTGATTCGTTCCAACAACAGATATGACCATCTGCTTATCTGTCGCGGAATCCCAATACTTTTCTTTCAAATTGCTATTTATCATATACACCACCTACAAACGAAAATTTGATTGCGTCGTATTTTATCTTCCCATGTGCCACAGAATAGAACGTAGGCTGAATGTCAGCGATATATCCGTACTGTGTCACATATCCGCGTTTCTCCGGTACATATGCCGTGATATAGCCACCACGCTCCTTTGCCTTGGTATAGTTCTTTTCAATATTCTTCCAAAAATCATCAAACTGCTTTTCGGTCAGCATGGCTTTGGTTTCAAACTCAACCTTTAAGGCTTTCAGTTCCACGGCATCACGATGCTCATATCCGTTTTCATCCGTCCATGGGTCTTTGTCTTGCATGTTCACATAGGAACTAAACGTGTCCTGCTTTATTAAACTGTTCGGTATGGTATAATTGCCAAACTTTACTAAATATCCGCCATATCCCATCGTTTACCTCCTAAAAATGGGTATAAAAATAGCACCTACCGTTTGGTAGATGCTATCCATTTGATTAAATTTTAAGCTACTACTGATTCCCATTCAGATTTCAGCTTTTCTACATCGTTTTCAAAAAGTTTGCAAGCGATTTCGTACAACTGCGGAATCATTCCCATTTCCCTGTCGATATAATCCATCTTGTTTCTTACTTTTGGCTTGAGTGTGCACCCTTCCATCCTTGATTTAAGGTTGCAGTGATATTTCCTTTCAAATTCTCCATAAAGCAACGAATAGCGTTCTTGATACTTTCCATCGGCACCGAAACGGACAATCTGCGTTATCCGCTGTCTCTTAGTTGCCAAGTCAATATCATCAACGAGTCCGATAATAACATCTTCTTTATGGATGATTTCTTTCTGCTGCCTTTTAATGGTTTCGTTCTGCGCTCTAACAGTTTTTAATGTCTGTGAAAATATCAGTTTAGTGTTTTCATCCGCATATGGTAGGTAAGTGGAAATAAATAATTCATCATTATTGACATACCCACCTGTTTTACGGATTGTAGGGAGAACCTCGGATGTTACCCAACGTTTGAACTTATGAAGTTTCTCTTTTCTTTCGTTTATAAGGGAGTCGTTTTGTGACACACCCTTTGCTTTCTGCGGTTGCATTTGAAAAAGCAAGGAATATAAGCCGCTTTCATTAACAATCGTCATTTTTTGTTTTCCACCTGGAGTATCAATTTGTGACACACCCTTATCAGAATCATCAATATTTGAAAGGCTTCTTCTGTAATTCGTATCTCCGAATACTTCGCATATATCCTTTCCAACAAACCATGGTTCATCATCGACCATGACCATTCTGATCTGTCCGAATATTGGATTCTCGAATACCTCAATGCCATTTTGAATCTTAAGCATAAGTTGTGATTTTTTCATTCGTGTCTACCTCCATACATTTTTATCTGAATAAAAAAGAGGAAGCCACTTGTGAAATCACATTGGTTTCCTCTTTCGTACAGTATGGCGTTCGAGTAAGTAATCCGCTTCTTCACGGATAAGGTTGTTTCCTTAGTAATAAGGATAGACTATTTTTGATTTTGTGTCAATCCGATTTTGGAATTAAAATAAGCCGTGTTTCCACGGCTTAAGTATCATTTATCTTTCAATCTTTATTGTAACCAAGTATATGTATATGCTTCATCAACATATATCTTATAACTGCTCGGATAGATCGTATCGTAATTTGAATCGTACGGAAAACTAAACGAGAAATAATCGGTGTCTCCATTCTTTTCACATTCTGCATAATGATAATCATATTTGATCAAGTTGCCAGATGCATCATACATTAAGCAAGAAATTTTCACAAATGAAAAATCTTTTCCGGAATCGTTTGTAGCTTCAACCGTAACATTATCTGCTCCAATGTCCGATTGAACCATTATATTGCGAACATCACAAACAGCATTTGTTGCTTCATCAACACTCAACGACATTTTATAGTTATCATAAGAAACATCGTTATAATCAGAATCGCTCGGTGCGTCAAAATAAAGAACACATTCCTTACCGGATTCAAAAGCTCTGTTACAATCGCTTTTGCTATCCAGCATTTTACCGTTTTTGTAGTATACAAGTTTTGCGTCCAGATCAACATTTACCTTGTTGTTGTTTTTCAAGATAGCAACAACTCCATGACCACTATCTTGGTATTCAATTGAGATGTTTTTCTTTACCTTGTTCGCATTAAAGGAAGAAGTGACGGTAACTTTGCAAGAAAGCGTTTTCTTTGCAATTTTTGCTTTTACGTACGTTGTTCCTTCTCCAACCGCCAGAACTTTTCCAGACTTGTTTACAGAAGCAACATATTTATTGCCACTACTCCATTTAGCAGTTTTCCTCATTCCGCTTATCTTTAATGTTGCGGATTCTCCAATTTTTAAATTAAGAGTCTTTCTGTTTAATTTGATAGTTGCCGCCTGCGCAACAATCTGTTTCCCATCTGCATTTTGGGTTGGCATAGCCGAAATCAAAACGGCAAATGCCAACCCCATAGCTACTAATAATCTTTTTGTACTTCTCATAATGACTCCTTTCTTGTGATATGATTTATTTAGAATTATATCACGTTCAATTATAGAAGTCACTAAAAAACATATACATTGTCTCCGGTTCGATTGTAATGTTCTCTACCATAATCCCTTGCAGCTTTTCCTATGTCGTTTGTAGTAATTCCGAAATTTTTCTGTAAAATAGCTTGTAATAACTGATTTTGTTGTCGCAGTAAGGAAACCTCTTGCGCAGATGTTGAATTGATAGCATCTTTGATTCCGGTAATTTCTTGGCTTCCTGCGACCGCTGGCTTACCTCCGACTGTTCCCATAATTTCCGGAAGTCCATTTTCTCCAACTGTTGCTATGCTATATTTATCCATAAAACCGCCCGTTGCATAAGCCTTTACTTTAGGTAGGCTCACTTTCGGCACAAGATCGACTCCGCTCCACTTTACCTTTGCTACTTTAGCCGCCGCAGAAACAACACTGTTGAACCCTCTCAAAACGGTATTCACTCCACCGATCAATGAATTTATTGCTGTTTCAATTCTTGAAATTACGGTGTTCATTGCCCCGGCAACACCACTTTTCACGCTATTCCATAATTTGCTGAATATTTCAGCTACACTTTCTTTCATCTTCGAGAAAGCATTTTTTATCGGGGTGGTTACATGTTCTTTAAACCAACTAGAAACACTATTCCACGCCCCGGTTACCGCTGTCTTTGCCGCGCTAAAAGCTTTCTGAATAGATTCTTTTGCTGAGCTAAAAGCATTCTTGATAGGTGTTGTAACATGCTCCTTAAACCAACCGGAAACCACCGCCCATACCGATTTTACAGTTGTCCATAGAACCTTGAATGCAGTTGATACTGCCGATTTCAATAATTCAAAATTCTTCTTTATTGGCTCTATTACCTTTGATTTAAACCAATCAGAAACAACAATCCATACAGCCTTGACAATGATCCACAATCCTTCAAAGATTTGACCAACTCTTTTCGAAAATCCTTGGAAAAATGAAACAATAGGAGTTATAACATTAGTATTGAACCATCCAGAAACTGTTTTCCATACACCGGATATATCTTTCCATAAAGAAGAGAAAAAACCGGAAACGGATTTCCATAATCCCTCAAAAAATCCGCTTATTGGCTTAATCACATTAGTATTAAACCAATCTCCGGCTTTTGAGAAAATTTCTTTTATTTCTTTCCAATGATCCTTGACTACTACAGTTGCCGTTGCAACAGCGGCTACTATTCCTGCGGTAATCGCTGCCGGTGCTGCCGCTACCCCTAAAATAACCGCTCCGACTGCCGTAATCGTAACTCCGACAAGCATAAGTGCTTCATTAAGCCAACTGAATCCGTTCTTTAGCATGGTCACAAAGTTTGATATTGCAGTAAACGCGCCAATTGCAACAGATCCAATCCCGGTTATAGCTTTTGCTACCGGACTGATAAAAGAAAGTGCGCTCTCTGCCGCACCGCTACCGAATAAAGCTTTGACACCAGCTGAAACAGTTGTTCCAAGTGTAGCAAACGCCCCACCTATTTTTTTTGACAAAGCGGTAGACAATACTGCCGAGATTCCCTCATTTGCCGCAATTTCAACGCCAAGCCTTGATGCAAGTGAACCAGCTATTGATTTTGAAATGGAAGTTCCGATTATATCAAGTGCGGTTTTTGCAAGATGCAATCCAAGGATTTTTTTGATTGTCAGTGCACCGATGATAATTGCGACTGTCTTTACATCTAAGTTGCTTAAAAACTCCTTGACACCTTTCCATACATCCTTCCAAGAAATTTTACTTAATGCTGTCGTAACTGCATCAAACGCACCTTGCGCCCACGAATTAAGCGTTTTAGCTAATAATGCAAAGTCAAAGTTTTGGAAAAACTTGTTAATTCCGTCTGCGATTGAATTTCCAAATTGTTTCCAATTAAATGTCGTGCCAAACGAATCCAATCCATGAAGCACCGTGTTTAATGAATTTGCAATCAGCCTTCCGGTTTCTCCGAAAAGCGTTGTACCTTTCTGACCCTCAAATAGTCCATTAAGGAATTTTGCAAGTCCACTACCAAAGCCGGACGCTTTGGCGTATACCTCATCCCACTTGATGCCTCGCATTGCATTGATAAGAGCACCAGAAATCGCTTTTCCAAGTCCTTCAAGGTCTTTGATGTCGCTTTTGAATTTCTTAAAAATGGTGTCGGTCTGAACCAACTTTCCGGTATCTCCACCGCCAGAGCCGCCAGAGCCAGAACCGCCACCGCTTCCACCGCTTCCAGAACCGGAAGTGTTATCTTTACTCTGTTTTGAAATAACCTTTAATTCATCAAATGCACGAGTTGCCTGTTGGATTTCCTTTTTTGCTTTCTTGGCATTTTTTGCGATACCGCCTGTGTTCTTCCCTGCGCTTCCTGCGGCATTGCTTAAATCGTCCATGCCGTCAGACGCGCTTCCAATATCATCAGCAAGACCACTGATTCCTGCCCCTTTGCTTGCTTCATATCTCCATCCAAAGATAGAACCTAAAGCATTTGTTACCATTTCCGCAAAAGAAATCACCTTCTGCAAAACTGCATTAAGCACCTTGATAAATGGCTTAAATGCATTGATTAAACCACCACCAACAACCGCTCCAAGTGCTTTGAAGTTCTCTTTAAGCATGGTTATTTGGTTATGCCACGTATCTGCTGTACGCGCAAAGTCCCCCTGCGCTGCACTTGTATTAGCCATGACATATTGATACCTCAACATAGCCTTTTCAGCTTGCGTCATGGTTTTAAAGTTAGCTTCAATTCCTTGCGTAAGTGCCCATTCCTTAAGTGTTGCTTGGGTTAAATCTAAACCGTAAGCGCGCAATGGACGAGTCTGTCCGGTAAAGATTGATTCCAAGTCTTCCGCTACATCTGATTGTGCCACATCATAGAATGATGCCATGTCTGCGGTCAGTTTGGTAAGGTTGATTGACATATCCGTCATTTTGCCTTGCGAGAATCCCATTGCAACGCCCATTGCTTGAAATCTGCTTGCAAACTGTTTTACAGATAACTCGGACATGCCGAATTTTTCAATTGATGTTTTTGCGAAATTGTTAATTAGGCTTTCATACTGCCCGAATGTCTGCCTTACAACGTTCTCAACCTCTGTCAAACTTGAAGCTATGTCGATCGCATCCCTTATCTTTCCGAATCCTCGGAACAACAGGAAATATGATGCATATAACTTTCCGATTGCAGACGCAAGGGAGAACGACTTCTTGGTTGCACTAGAAGCGCCGGAAGCAAAACCACTAAACGAGCTTGTAATGCTTTTTGCCGCAGTTCCTGCCGCTCCGCCTGTTCTTGCTAACTTCGCAAGTGCATTTGTCATGTTGATAAGATTTTGGCTTACCATAGGTGCTTTTGACAGTTCAGACATAAGTTGTCGCATTGCCGTGGCAAGTTTCGGGATATTTTCAATCGCTTTGGTGGAACTCTGGTAACCAAGCTGTTTGATTGCAGATGCAAGATCGGTCAGACCCTTAACAGATGCTGACATTCCAGAAATCCCTTTTAATGCATTGGAAATCTGACGCATAGAACCAGCCGCGGCATTAATTTGTTTGCTGTTGATAGAGCCTAATTTGCTTACATTTCTTGCAACCGCAGAAAAAGTCCGTGTGTCAATTCCACGCATTGCCGTCATTGCCCCTGCAAGTCGGTTTACCCCTGTGGAAAGACTATTCAGATTTCCGGTACTAAGTCCAGAAAGCGCGGAAGATAATCTCCCAAGTCTTGTCACAAGCGCATCTATCTGGCCGCTTGCCTGTTGTGCCTGTGCTTGAATTTTTATTTCAAGAGACTCTAATTCCATTTATCCACCAACTTCCTATAACTTTTTTAGGTTAGCGGCTATCTTCCACATTGATAGCCGGTTAAAAAGACGGTAGGATTTGACCCCTACCGCCCTTGAATTACTTTTTCAGTTTTCCCTTTTTCAGAAGAGAAAGCATCTTTGAATTTTCCTCTGACGTAAACTTGAAATTGGAAAATCCGTTCTTTTTTGCGATTTCCGCACGATGTTCTTTCGACACATCATCTTCCCCAACCGCTTTTAATGCTTCAACGATTGAGCTTGAGTTTCCCTTATACTTCGGATAATACTTGTTTTTGCATTTCTTTGCGCCTTTTACAACAATAACTGTGTGCCCTTTTGTGCGTGTCACAAGAATATCTCCGTTGCGAAGAATAAACCCTGCATGATAAGAACCCATATCATCAAACAAACTGGATTTCAAAATTACCGGTCGTTCATTAGATGTATTGAAATCTCCCACATCCTTACCGGATGCATAGATAATACAAGCACGTACAAGAGAAGAACAATCGCATTCCGTCTTGACCTTTGTGTTAATGCCATGTTTAATGACTCCGTAGCGTTCCGATTGGTCATAGCCGATATTTTTGTTGTCAGATGCAATCTGCATAGCTTCGGCTAACTTCTCCGCAACCCTATCGTCCTTCGCCCTTAGCACGTACCATCCCTTAGAATGGTTGTAAAACTTCTGCGTAGACACTTCCTGTCCGGTCTGGTCTCCGGCTTTTCCACCAGAATAGCAATTTCCGTGTTCATCGTGTCTCGCACTTCCGATAATTACTGCCATAGCAATACCTCTTTTCTTAAACTATCTTTGGCTTTGGCAAATGTGATTTCCTTGATTCAGCCGCCCATGCTTCTTCCGCCTTAAGCATTTCTCGTATCTCAGCATCGGGATCGTCCGTATTATGCTTTTCGATGGAATCATAGCAAGTTTCTTTCACGTACTTACTATTACCCTTACCGAATGTAGCATCTATTGCGGTAACAAGTGCTGACGTTGCATATCTGCCAAACCACATATACATTTCCACATCGCGTTGCTTCCATTCTGCCTTGTATGCATCCACATAAGGCTTAAGCAACTCTGGATTCATCATATCTATATCATCAACGGAAAATCCGTAGCCTTTCGTTACCACAAGGTAAAACGGACGGATTTCCGCAACGTAATATTCCCATGTTAATTCTTGGTTTTCGCTTTGGATGGGGTCTTTTTCTTCTCTTTCTCCTGCTCCTGCGCTCTCTCCAACGACTCCATCATCTGCGCTAAAAAACCGTTTGTCATCATTTCCTCCTGCATATCAGCGAATAAATCCATGCAGTTAATCTCGTTTGTGTCAATCGCATCATAGAGAATGTCGGACACCTTCTCAAGCTGCTCATCGTAGCCTTCGTTTGTTTTGTAATCATATCCAAATTCTTCATTGTGATGCATCTGCAATCCCACAAGAAGCGTCTTAGGAAGTGTTTCAAGAAGAATATCTTCCATAGAAGAAATATCTTCCATGTCCTGCGTCTTCATAATATCCTGTAAGATATGTGATTTTAACGATGGTCTTGTTGCAAACTGAATTGTATATTCTTTTCCACCTAATTTAACTTTCATGTTTTACCTTGCCTTTCTGCCCTATATTGGCAAGGGGCAGTGTTGCCACCGCCCCATTGTTGCTTATCTTATTGCTTCAAGTTCTGCTATCGACCGTTCATCCTCGCCTACCGGTACGGTCGATTGCTCGTCCGATAGGCTTTTTACCCCACCACTGTTACAGTGAATGTTCCATCGTTGTTATCAACGACTTTCAGCTTGTCGGTAACGAGTTCCGATGCCGTGCTTGGAATAACAGTTGCGGTCATTTCAAGGATTTCATCTACACCGCCTACATCATTCGGTGTCGCGGTAACAGTTCCGGTGTATGCGTATTTTGCCACGCCACCGATTCCATCTGTACCGTACAGGTGGATAATGTCAACCTTTTTATCTCCCAGCTTTTCGATGTTTTCCAGATATTCTTTTGCAAGGTTTCCGGTGATTTCCCGGGAATCCGCTGTCTTAATACCTTTCTCAAATGTCTGCTGTGGGTCTTCCATCGTGGTTGACTCAACCGTGTTTGGTGGAGATGCCGGAGATGGAATAGACTTTGCAGCAAGTAAAAGGTTGTAAGTCCCTGCAAAGTCGGCTTGTTCCGCTGTGTGCTCTTTAATAATCACACGCGACTTATAACTTGTTGATGCCATGATTTTCTGCTTCCTTTCTGCCTTGCGGCTATGCTAAATTTTCATACGCTCCAATAATTCGCGATACGCGAAAAGTTGCCGTGCGCACTTGCTTGGAAATCGTGAACACAGCATTTGAAACATCAAAATTTTTTGATTTAAAAAAGGACACTGCATACTCTGCAATGTCCTTAATCTTTTCCCTTCTTCCTTTATTTGTTATTGTAATTTGAAATGTTGGGCGAATTGCGTTAATAAAATAAGACTCTGTATCTCTCCCGGCTTCTGTAAATCCAATCTGTTGTATAAGAAGTGTTGGAAAAACAGGTGTTCCGTTCGATTCCTCGTCCTGCGTTACCTTGATTCCGATTTCTTTGCTTTCCATGTAAACTTTCAGCAATCGGTAAACGGTATCTTCAAAATCAAGTGCCCAACTATTTAACTCATTTTCCACCGAATACCTCCCTTGCAATCTTTACATACTGTTGAATAATCCGTTGTTCCGCATTATACATAGGCATTGTGGCTTTGATACCGTGGGTATAACGCCATGTTTCGGTCTTATCGTCCCAATAGTACCAACCATCTTCAAAAGCGTGTATTTGCCCAGGATACGTTCCGACACCGAATCCAAGTTCCGGTGCTTTCGGATTCTCTTTGGAGTTATAAAAAATACCGGCTCCAAACTCTACCGCCAACAAAGTATAGAATGGTTCTCTATCTTCTGCCGTTACCGTTTTTCCGGTTGCAATCAGAATCGCGTTCGAGGTCATTAACTGCGGTGCTTTATCTACCCTTACCGTTATCGTGTTTCCTATTGGAGATTTCGATATTTGTTTTATTGCCACCGTCTGACCTTCCTGTGCAAGCCTAGAAACAAGCAAATCGCATTTAGCCTGTAAACTATCTCGGTACTGTTCTAATTTCTTTATAGCGTCTTGTATGGACTTAGTGGATAGTGTCATTGAAATAGGTTTCTTTTTCATGCAATCACCTACTTAATATTCTTCCGAAGAAGAAACAAATCCGTTGTCAGTCCTTCATCAGCAACGCCTTTTACGATGTAATCTGCGGTTTCTGAATCCACTAATCCATCATCAGTGCGCTTGACTTCCGAACATTTCCACACCACATCACCGGCTTTCAGTGGCAAATATCCTTTATCCGTGACAAGCTGACAGTATGATGTACTATCATCAATTCCAAATTCTTTCACAAGGGCTTCTGACAGCTTATTGCTGATATTGGCTTGGAATGTCGTAGGTTCTGAAAACCCTTCAACTTCCTCGCCTTTTGGAATCTTGTTTCCTTCGGAATCTAAATAAGGTACAAAGTTCCCATCGGAATCCTTGTACCCTTCATAGACAATATCTCCATTTTCGTCAGTTTGTGGGATGAATACCCTCTGACCGGATTGCGAATATTTCATTTCCTGCTTGTTAATGTCAAGCATTGGTGTTTTCCTCCGGGATTCCGGCAACACTTGTCAGAAGCGATAACACTCCGGCAAGGACTGATGCGGAAAGAACATATTTCCAATCTACCGCGCCCATAAATGCCGCCGTTCCAATTCCTGCAATAGCCGCCTGCGCAACAGTCTTGATTGCTCGGATTCCGGCTTTCTTAGTCCAATCCTTCCAATTCCTCATGGCTTTTATCTCCTTTCCCTATATGAATCTCTTCAATCTCATGTTTCATTTTCGTAACCATGCCATTTCCACCTAACGCATGGTACGCATCATACATCTCACAGAAGTTCTGATAGGCATATGACGGTATTTCTCCGATTCTGGTGTACTTTGCATGGTATTCAATAAGCTGGACGCGCAAAAGGAGCATTGTTCCTTTACTGTTCGCATCCCTGCTTTTCTTTTGCTGTTTAAGAAGCCAAACTATATATCCAAGCACTATTGGCAGTGCCACGAGATAAGTTTGAATCAAAATACTTTTCATTTGAATCTCCTTTTGACGCACTGCCCACCACCGCTTAATGTGCGCCGCCTGCAACCATAATGGTCACGCTCAATCTTCTTTAATGCCCTATAGGCGATATTTACATAGCTTTAACAAACGGAAATACACCAGCAAAAAGGCTTTCACGGTCTTTCCATGTCCTGCTCACGCCGTTTTCGGAGAAACTTGCCATGTATGCTTCTCCTGCCTGTGACCGGTCGTACACTGCCAAATTAACCATAATGTTTTCATAGTTCTTAACATCACTGTCAATCTGGTCTTGCGTGTATGTGTCCGGATAGTTCCGTCTGCTGATAATCTCTTTTCTTGCCTGCTCTAAAAGCTGTTCAATCATAGGATTATCTTCCTTTTTATCAAACACAACCTTATCGGACTTTTCCCCGGTCGCTTCGTCCTCTACCTCTTCTATATGAAATTGTCCTAAACGAATTTTGACTTGTTCGACAAGTGTGTATGACATAAGCGATCTCCTACAGATTAAATTTTGCAATCAGAATTTCTTTCAGTTCCGCACCGCTTGTCGCTTGCGCATTTTCAATCCCCTGCTCCGCGGCAAGTTTTTGCAAATCTGCGGTACTCATTCTGTTGATTTCGGTCTTTGTATAAGTGATAGGGTTTTCAGGTGGATTCATAAAATCAGAAGGTACCTGAGATTTTTCATCCGGTACTTCCTCTCCTGGCATATACCACTTGCCCTTATATTTTGTTTTGCACTCGTAAACCAAAGGATCACCTCCTAATAGCACTTAATGACATAGGTGCTATCCATTCTCTCATAAGACGGAAGTACGATTTCGGAAACCGTTGTCTTAGTCTGTACAGGATCTTCCGATACAGAAATTGCAACAGCAACGCCTGTGTTTACGATAGAAACATCTGCTGTAGGCTTTCCGATAAGTGTACGCTCTTCCGGTGTCGTACCGTACCAAGTATTTCCAAGTGCTCCGCTTGGGATAAGCGTTGCAAATCCGTCCGGGTAAAACTTAGATGCCGTACCAGCTTCATTCTTGTACTGCTTAGAGTAAACAATAATGCTGATTCCGAGTTCGTTGGAGAATACCTCTTTAACACGGTTGTCGTTCATAAAGATGTTTGCCGTGGCATTCTGCGCAAGAATGGCGGAACGAATCTTCTTATTTTGCTTAAGATGATCCATAGTCTTACGAGAAACAATCATGATAGAAGGTCTCTCTCCTGTCTCTGATTCGACTGCATCAAGAGCAACAGAAACATCGTCAAGTGGATCAGAATTTTCGTGGTCGTCCCACTTATCTGTTGCGTCCTCTAGGTTTGCAAAGTTGTGGGTCTTGTATGTGTTGCTCGGATCGTAGTTATAAGCGTAGGTTACGCCGTTTGCCTGAATGGAAATCTTTGGAGATCCATCAGCCGGTGCAAGCAACTGCATAATCATACGCTCTGGAACAACGTTTGCTCCATCAATCAAAGTATTTGCATCATCAAAAATTCTGCTTAATACCTCGCTCGCATATGGGTCTGCGCTATCCTGTACACGCATAATTTCCTGTTCGTCCGCTTCTTTAATCAGCATGGATTCACGGAAGAATGCCATCTCTGTTTCTGTGAGTTTAAATCCCTCGCGACTTCTCAATGTTGACACCGCATCAAAATTTGATGGTGCAAGAGAAACCGGAAGTCCTTTGGAAGTCTTAATCCATTTCAGATCAAGTCCCATTTTCTTCTTAGCCGGAAATAATCCCGAACCAAGATACGCAATTTTATTACTTGCTACCTCTGTGTTTACAAGTGCGATTGCTTTTGCACTATACACATCTCTAATGTTCATTCTGTATTACCTCCTATTCAAATACGATTAACGGAAGGGCTGTCTTAACTGCCTCTGCAACAGCTTCTCCTGTGCTTGTCTGAATGTTTGCAGAATTTACAACTCCAAACGCTCTAAGGATTGTTCCGTTAGGGTTCTCGTCCTTATAAACATCTGTAAGCAAAATTCCGATTGGCTTTGTTTCCTTATCAACCTTTCCATCTACGGCGATTGGACTTCCTGCCTTGCACACGCCTTCTGTGAACGCGGTATCATCAAGTTTGATTTCCTCGAACAGCTCTCCGCCTAATTTTCTTTTCAGAATTTCAAGCTGAGTTGTTACACTTTTTTCAGTAAACTTCATCTTTAAAACCTCCTTACGATAAATAACTGTCTACTACCGACTTAGCCGCCTCATTCGTTCCGGCTAAAGTCTTTCCGATCGACTCTGCGGCTTTTTCCGCTTCTGTCTTTTCGTTGTCTTTATTTCCGCCAGCCGTGCCACCGCCCGGATTCGTACTGCCTTTTGCAATCTCCTGTTCCTTGGCTTGTGCTGCGGCGGTCTCTTTCTCAGAGATAATCTTTCCAAGAACGTCATAATCAAAACTGCCATCGTCTTTTACGATTTGTGCTGCCTGATCTGCGGTAACATTAAATTTAGATGCGGCATTGGCTCTCTGCGTGGCTATTGCCTGCGCTTTTTCAAGTTCAGCGATTCTCGCATTGGCTTTTTCGAGGTTCTTATTTGCCTGCTCGACTTCCGTGAGCTTTCCCTGTTCGATATCATCGAGTTGCTTCTGCAACTCTTCAGCTTTGTCAGCCTTTGTCTTGTACTCGTCAACCTTTGCTTTGGCTCTCTGTACGGAACTTCCGTAATCTGCCATGATCTTGTCCGCGTTTTCCTCGCTTAATCCCATAGCAATCAGATCTTCTCTCTTCATTCATTACCTCCGATATGTCATACGAATTTTTATACGGTGCAACGACACCGAACGACATTGTTGATTTTTACGCTCACAACTTTGCGAATTTTTATAAAATAAAAACAGCCGCCGATTACTCGGTGACCGTCTTATCTTTGTTTGTCTGGCTCTGCGCGCCATCTGTATTCATTTTATTTATCAATTCTTGTGCTTTCTGTTCCTGCGCTTCTACATCATCAATGGTTTTCCACAGATTATCCAAGTATGGCTTTGACAACAGGAATGTCTTTTCCGCATCTCCCCAAAGTCCAACAGACTTAATTGCCACAAGTGGATGAATACCAGCTTGTAAAAGCTGATATAATGTCTGCGACTTGGTATACATATTATCTTGTGGGCTATGGTTAATCTGCACATCAAAGTCGCGTAAACTCAATCCCAAATCGTGATCCTGTATACGAATCACATTCAAAACAACTTTCGCAAGTCTTTTTTCAGCCGACTTTACAATTGGGTCTTTCAGTTTTGCTCTCGACTTTGAGAAGTCCCATCCGTTTCTAAGCTCAACCGCTCCCTGTGTATCTCCACCGGAATTATTGTTGTTCTTATTTGGTATGGCAAGAATGGACTGTGCATTATCCCACAAATCATCCTTTGCGACCTGGCACTCTGTCTGATTCAATTCTTGTGTCATAATGTCAACATCTGATTTATTCTGTTCATTGTTGGATTTTACCGTCAGCGCATGGGAAATCTTCATTTCTTCAAAGGTTTCCGGGTCAATTTCGCAATTTACAAACTTTATCCAAAACTGAACAAACTGCTCAACGCCATCCATTCGGTTTGACTGCATTGTATTGATTGCATCCAATAGTCCGATCACAAGCTCAATATCAGAAATGCGCTCATGGTTGTTTGGAAACTCAACAATCGGGATTCCACCAAAGCCATGTAGTTTCCAATCTCGAACCTCTCCGTTCACAATCTTGCACTCGTAAGAGTCCGTATAGCAGAGTTTATACATCTGTCCATCGGCATCCTTAAGCTCTTGGATTGCTAAAATTGGTTCTTCTGTGGAACGGCTGTAGATAACAAACGTATTCATTGGTGTCGGTGCAACAATTCTAAATGGCATATCTCCATTTTTTGTAATCTGCACTGCCTTAAATGACGTTCCGGTTGCTGATTGCCACTCTCCTGCCTTAATGTCCTTTTCCTGCTTATTAGCATCGGTCAGATAATCGTTAAATTCATCAACCGCATTATTTATCCGGTCATCGTCTTTCCTGCTGATAAGCTGAATTGGCTCACCGTAAGTCTGACCAACCTTGAATTGAACAATCTCATAGGCATGGTTTTCAGACACCTTATTGGTTATATCCGCATTTTGCACCTTTGTTCGGTACAATACAGGCTGATCGCCCTTGTAGTAGTTCCACAGATAACGTATGACCGCCTTGTTGAAATAAAATGAACCAATGCAGTTTCCGACAACATTTACGATATTGTCTGCCGTGATCTGTTCTACGTTAGCATATGCAATTTTTCTTCCGTATCTGCCTTTTACAAGGTCATGAAAATACTGCTTGTTCATATAAATAAAACTCCACTACTGCAAGCGCGTTTCGGTATTGGCTTCGTTTCAATCTTTCCTGTTGCCACGCGATAAATCACAATATGATTGCATTTTTTACATTTACACGGATGATCTATCGTAGATCTCCCATCATAATGTCCGGCAATTCTTCCACAATCCGGGCAATATATAGTTACTTTTTTCATAGCAACCTCTTTCTTGTAAATAAAAGACACCGCCATTTCTGACAGTGTCTTTTACGGGTTATATGCTTTTGGGGTTGTAGGAATTTGTTTTTCTACTCTTTTAGTATATCATGCAAGTTTTAGGAAATGTTGTGAAAGAGTGTGAACTATTGTGTACTTTTATGCACTCTTTTCAGAATAAAGCTGTCCATAACGTCTTTCAAACTCCTGCAATGCTCTTTTTCTAAGTTTCATAATGTTCCTGTAGGAATATTTCATCTCAACGGAAATCAGGTTCCAATCTTTTCCATTGACATAGTGCGATGAAAGCACGATATACACATCTGTATTATCCATACTGTCAATTTGAGATATGATAATCCGTCTTTTATCAACCAATTCATCTACAAGTGTCTGGATTTCATTCTGCAAATCAACAATCTTCGATACCGCGCTCCCCATTTTGTCAGGATTGCCGGATGATTGCACATCCACCTCTTTCGGGGATATGGATATAGATGTTGCCATATCGGATAGCCTTTTGATTTCTTCCAGCTTATTTGCAATCGCATGGTCTATTCTGCTTATCTGTGAAAGATATTTGTCTGTTGTCATATCCTAATACCTCCTAAATGGGTTTACTGCCGCTTCTACCTTTGCGGTATTGTTTGGGTTTTCTATAAACATTTCAAGCTGAGTTAAACCGTCCGCTGCATCGTCATGTTCATTACCGCCAATGCTTACAAACATAGAGAGTTCATCCATAGCCGCTTGATATTCGTCATTTCTGTAATATCTTGTTACTCCAAGATCTGAATCTTTCTTCATTTGTTCCTGCGTCGGTCGGTGCGTATCAAGAAATATGAATTTTCTCTTAATATCCCCGGAATATGCTATGATCTTCGACAACTTTTCAACCTTATTTGGTGCTTTTCTACTTGTGCATGAACATTTATAGTCCTGTTCCTGCAGCTTTTCGTCTACATATTGGCAATACAGATCTCCACCTGTATTTCCCTCAAATCTTGTCTGCCTAATCTCATTCCCGATAATTCGTCCAACAACAAGAGGGATTGTTACCTCTTTCGGGCCTTTGTTGAATACCCAATCATAAATATAAACATCGCCGTTTTCATATTCTGCCCCTATCGGCATTGACAAGCTATCTCCGCCGCCCCAGGCAACATCCACAACTCCGATGCGCCGGAAATCTCCATCTGGTAGGATTCCGTTAAATAGTCTCAAATCTGTATAAAGCAATCCCTCACGGACATATGGTTGCTGCATAAACTTAGCCATCCATTCGGCATTGTCAAGCTTATCTCGCATATCCCTGTAGTATTCCGTGGAAAATCCGTTGATTTCATACGCGAAATTGCTTTCGTCATTTTCATTAAGTGCCGGAATCTTACGGAATCGGTATTGTGGATCATGCTCATATTGCTTTCTCATGCGCTCCAATGGGTCTAAAACATTCCAAAGGGTACCAACCATCAATTCCCTTGCACCATCATTTTTACGGTCAACCATCTTGTTTAGGTACTCTTGGTATGTGTTTTCCATTCGAGTAGGGCTTAATGAATGCTCTCGATCACGAACCAAGTCATCGACATATAAATATCCATCTTTTGAAACATCGACCGCTCCTGTCCATGTTCCATCAATACCACGGCACGTTACTGTTGCGAATCTGTCCGGATCTCCAAGTGTAATTGTAAATTCGTCCGCGCTTTTGTCTGTCGGAAGCGTTGTGTTTGCGTATTCCGGATGCCAATAAGCAAAAAGTTCAGCAAACGTATATTCTTCCGTGGTAAAAAGATTCATCAGTTCCTTGTAAAATCCTTTTGCCAAAATACCAGAGTGACCACCCATAGCACTATGGCTGTTTGGTCTGCGCAAAGCCACCCAAGCAAGAAAGAAAATACAGATAGTCGATTTACCGACACGCGATGGCATTGACAATCCGTAAAATTTAATCTTCCTGTTTTCCAAATCTTCAAGATCGTTGGCAACTATATTCAGCGTTTTGCGGCGCGGATAATAAAACCGTTTACTCCAATTTCTTTTGCGCTCCATAAAGTAGATGAAGCTCTCGAAACGATAAAAGCTCTCTAACCGCAAGACTTCATAGAACTGATCCACAAGTTTGTATCCGCCTTTAATGTCGTGATTCTGCGCATATCGTTCAAGTTCCCATATGCTACCACCCGCATTTTTCTGCGTAAATTCGTTGATTAAAGCCTTTGTTCTTTCGGTTATAGTCAATCCGTAGTCAACATCTTTTTCCGTCCGAATTGCCACATTGCACGCTTTCAAAAGGGCATCTATTACCTGTTCATCAACGCCTTTTCTCTGTATGTAATTTTCATATCCATTTACTGCATTGATTAACTGCTTTGAAGCCAAATAAAAAGCACCTCCGCAAAAAGCAGAAGTGCCTTGACCTCTGCCTATAACTGTTTTAGGTTAGCGGCTACAATCAATCTGTAGCCGCTAATGCATGTTTACAAAATATTCATTTTATTGAACGTAGAAAAGATTTTCGGGGCTTGAATTGCAAGCCAATCAACCATTTCCTCATTCTTTGCCCATGCACCATTGTAGCAATTCGAAGAATCAGATAAACCACTTTCATTGAAGAATGCATGGATAATTTCATGCCTTAAAGTTCTTTTTCGGTATGATTCTTTCTCTTTCTCGTTCATATCTGGAAAGTACTTTTCTTCCGACATGTCGGCAATTACGATCAGCTTGCTATCTTCTCCGCAATATCCTGCAAGACTTTTTTCCTCCATGAAACTGTCCTCTGATACTTTGTGGGTTTCAATTCTGTATTCTGTTCCAAGAATATCTATTTTCATCGTATCATCACAAATAAGAGACTCGTTCTGTGATGTTTTTATTCCTAACTTGGCTTCGTCTAATTCTTTTCGAAGTCTTTTTATTCCTTTTTCCATTTCTTTAATTGCGCCTTGGTACTCCATGTATTCACTCCTTAAAGTAAAGTAATGCAATGACTAACTGTTTGTTAGCCGGTAATATGCGTAGTCAGTAGTAAAAGCTATTCTTAGCACACCAATATTTTACGCACCTCTTAGTGTTTCGGAAATTATTTAAAGACTATTTTCTTGGTCTGAATTGTTATTTATTTTATATCCGCAATGCTTTCTACAAAGCAATTGTAGTAGATATATCTCTTGCCATTGAGGTCAAACTTAACATATCCACCATCGTTTGTGCTAAGGTCAATCTTGCCTTTGTATGTTGCAAGTTCTTTACCATCTGCCGTGTATACAGTAATGGTTCTTTGCATACCGCCATTTGCATCGCTTTTCATGTCTACCACAAATCTGTCCCACGATGCACATCCGGTCATTCCCAAGCACAATGTCAATCCTAATGCAATTGCTATAATTTTCTTCTTCATAAAATCTCCTTTCAATTCATGCATAACACTTTTTCGCAAACATCAATACATTCTTTTCTCTTCTCATCATTGGCACACTTGCCATCTGCGTTGTATCGGCAAGAAGTCAGATTGCATTTTTTATTTACATAAGCATTATTCACATTATCAATCCATTCACGAAACGGAATATTGTTGATTGTGGCATTGTCTAATACCGTGTCAGCTATCTCCTGTACCATTTTTCTGTATTGAAATTCCATCAATTATCGCTCCTTAAGGCAATACTTCAAACAATGTTGGTATTTTCTTCATTTCCAATGCACCTTGAACCCTTTCTTTTTATACTCCTCTACGGCTTTTTTAAGGCTCATATCGTCCTCATACTTTTCATTCAGCATAATCACTATATTGCCTTTTTCGATGCCATATATATTGCAATCCGCAAGTTTCTTAGCAGTTTCAAGAATAGCTTTTGCCTGCTTGCTGCTCATTTCATAGGTTTTGGTTCCCATATTAACTATCATTTCTCATAAACTCCTCAAAATCTTCCATACATTTATAGCACAAGTCGTATGTGGTATTAAAAACGCCGTTTCTTGTAACCGAATTTCCGCACAGTATTCCTTTTTTAATTTCCGCACCACAACGATCACAAGTATACCATTCTTTTTGATGTTTCATAAAATCCCTCTCTTACAAATCAAGTTTATTCAAATAATCTGTTCCACTATTTTTAAGTGCCTTGCTAATGCCGTTAATCATATTAGCCATTGCCTGTTCGGCTTCCTTTATCTTTTCAACGCTTCCACCGCATTGTAATGATAAATATCTTTTCTGCCAAACGTTTGCATTTACAACTATACTATTGTGGACATCTTTCTGTGTAACCATCATTCTGCCGCCTTTCAAACCAATCCGTACATATACAGAATATCAAGTGGTGTTATTCTATCTCGTTTAAAAGAATTTCTTGAAATATAATTTTCCAACTCTCCATCTTTCCATCCGTCCGTACTTGTCATAGAATCATAAATCCGTTTATATTCTCCGGTCAGTTTGTCAAATTCAAACCATCCAAAGTCAAGTATTACTCCGTAATCATAAAATCCCCTGTCAGACCACTTTCTGACATAATACATTAACTGCTTGTACGAAAATCCAAGCCTTTCAAAAATATTTCCAATAGTTCTTATACTTAATTCTCGATTGCTTGAATGCAATTTTCTTTTCTGTTCATTCACGCAAGCTCTAAAAAATATTTCTTCTAATGGTTTCATTCTTCCACCGCCTTTTAAGCCAACCCTAGCATACATAAAATATCAAGTCCTGATATTTCTTTTGCGCCCTCTCTTGTGTGCGCAAGAATTTCTTCCATCGAGTATTTTTCCATATCGTTGCACTTACTCTTATCAAAATTGTTTGAAAAACAGTAATGTAGACAATACCCATATCCGACTCCAAGTAGAGTACCATGAATACTTTTACAGACAACATTGTAATTTTCTGTTTTTAAAATATCATGTTCTCCATCTAAGAAACATTCTTTTCCGTTGTTGTCCATTTTCTCTTTGAGATATTCAAGAAAAATTCTCATTTCTTTTTCTGAATCGGAAATGTACAAAATAGAATCCTTCTCTCTATCATCAATTATTTGTTTCGATTCATTATCACAAAATTCACACATTCTTATCCACCACCAAACTATTTATGATTCTTCCACCAAAACAACACTTTTCCGCAAGGAATACTGTGCGACTGATGCATAAATCCTTCTGAACCCTCATAAACAATTACAGAGTTAAAATCAATGCGGTCTTTAAATAATTCACAATTTTTAGTAACTTTTTCTAAAGCATAATTGATTGCTTCATCATAGGTCTTGAACCATTTTTCCGCTGCGCCATATGCAAGCGCGCAAGTTCCGCTCTCGTCAAATACGATATATCCGTCTTTGCTTTGTGTTAATTCATTCATTCATTCTTCCACCTTTCTGTACGGATTAAAAAATTCTTTATCCTGTCCGATTCCAAGATGTTCTCTCAATGAAAAATTAGTTATCCGCTCTCGATTAAAAGAATTGCTGACAATATAATTTTCCAACTCTCCATCTTTCCATCCGTCCGTACTTGTCATAGAATCATAAATCCGTTTATATTCTCCGGTCAGTTTGTCAAATTCAAACCA